CTGGTGCTGCGAGAGAGGATTGAACTCTCGACCTCTCCCTTACCAAGGGTAGGGTTTAGTTTCACAACGCCTTATACCATAAGGGTTTGAGGGGTCATCTTTTGGGAACTGTACGGATTTTGTACGAATACTGTATTTGGCCTCTCACAATCCTGGCGTCAACGTGTTTGACGCGTTGTTAGCGTTGCTGAAAAAATAGAAAAGCAGGAACAAGGCGTTACTGGTGGCGCGTTACCCCGCGTTACGGAGCGCGTTATGGGGTGGAGCCGAGCCGAAAAATAATAGCAATTATTTCTATATTCCCTCTTGACCAATATGGAAATTATTTCTATATATGGGTCACAAGAAAGGGAGATACGGAAATGGCAAACAAGTGCAACAAATGCGGCGGCGCTGGCTACATCCAGAAATTCAGCGGCGTCGAGAACGGCACCTGCTTCAAGTGCGAGGGAACCGGCGTCACGCTTACCTCCGCTGAGCGCGCCGAGATACACCGCCAACGCACACTCAAGCACGACGCCCGAATGGCTAAGCAGCAAGGCGTTTCCGTTGAGACCTTCCGTGCCTATGTGGGTGCTGGTCCAGTACCGAAGCATCCCAACGGTTGCAGCTATTCAATTCAGGAGTTTGAGGCATGGTTGAGCGAAACACGGGAGGCGGCCTAATGGCCGCGCCCACCACCGACGAGGTATTGGCCCGCCTAGAAATCCTATGGCGCAAGTTAGAGGATGAAGGTTGGTATGTGAAAGCCAACACGGTTGGTCTGGCGATCGATGAGATAAAGCGACTACGCGATGACGCCTGAGTCATTTTCCCAATGGCTTGCCGCCACGCAAGCGGCGGGCAAGGCGAGGTCAGATGCGGAGTGCGGCAGGCTGCTAGGCATCACGGCGCGACAGGTTTTGAATATGAAACGGCACGGAGTTGGATCTAAATCAATGGCCCGCCTGCTCGCCTACATCGAGCGCTACGGGGTGGAGGTTGCCAGGGAATTTATGGAAAGGGAGGGTGATGGATAATCTTCAACGAGGGGATGACGTTCTGGTCGGTGGCGAATGGTATCCTGTTATCGGGTACTCGTTGCGCATTAGCCCGAATGAGCCGACTACGGGTGACATCTTCACGACAAAGCCATACGGCAAATACGAGCCGTGGCTGGGCTATCGCATCGACTATGCGAGCATCGAGCAATCCCGACGGCCCGCCACCTAACCACGGGGTTGGGTTGGCGAAAGAGATGATGGAGGATGAGAAGTGACGTACGAAATGAAGTTGAGCGAAGACCGTGCGGTCATCCTTGATGCGCATGGCGCATCAATCGTTGATATCACGCCATCATACGACGAGGAGCGCGGTTGCAACGTCCTTACGCCTACGTTCGAGCCGTCCATAGCTTCTGCCATCGTTAGCCAACAATCCACCATCGACGCGCTCGTTGCTGCGCTTGAATTGGTTAGGTCGATGCGAACCATAGAAGCGCTTGCGCCGGCTGCCTACCAGTCAGAAATCGACAAACGGCGTGAGGCGTGGGCCAAGATCGATCTAGACATCGACACCGCACTTGCGCTTGCGCGCGGAGGGAAGTGATATGATATTCGGAGCGTACCCCTGCTGCGATGGAAGTTTGGCGCTCGGAGTTCCCGACAAGACACCAGCATGGCTGCAAGATGATTGTCCGCATTGCGGCACGCCTGTGTGGCACAGAATATCCCGTCTGGACCCAGAGTCATGGACGTCCGATGAATTTGAGGCGATTTTCGATATCGACTATGAGAATCGGCTAATCACCCGCAAAGACGGCAAGGACACAGAAATCCGGGTAAGACAATGACCATCTCCCTAGAATCCCTTGCCCGCACGATCGCCAAAGCCAGGCACGGCACGGACGCCATGTGGGCGAACTACATGGGCGCCGCTGAGGCTGTGGTGAAGGCGCTTGAGGCAGCAGAGCCAAACGACGAGATGATGTCTGCTGTGTGGTCGATGCGCACCTCCAACACCAAGGAGTCTTTCGCGGAGTGCTATCGCTCGCTAATCCGCGCCCTTACCGCGCAACCCGACAGCAGCGACGAAATACCCGCATTCATCGAGCGCCCCTAATCCTCCACAATCCCCTTCACGGACGCATGCCGCAACTTAGCCTCGCCGCGCAGGTGCTTCACGCGCGCCCGTATCCCCGGCTTCAGCCACTCGACACCCTTTGTGGCAGGCACACCCGCAGGAGCCTCTCTGCCAGCCTGGACGCGCCTCCACAGGCGCTCGCGGATATCTTTCGGCAGCGTTAGAAAAGCCGAGCCGGCATACTTTCCGTCCTGCCCCATGAGTGCCATGGCAGGCTTCCCTGGCTCGCGCTTCACGCCTAGCAGGTCCATTTCGGAAAACTCGTAGCACTTGATCTTCAGCCAAGCGTCGGACTCGCCGCTCCGGTATGCCGCGCCGCGGCGCTTCGACACCATGCAGGTCGAACGCGACGAACGCCAGACGCTCCGCATTCCAAGTCATCGCCGATCGCAGCGCGTGGAAGTCAGGAGCGCCGCTTGACGTCGGCGCAATGACTTCGCCGTCGATTATCGCTGACCGCGCACCAAGCTCCTCTGCCGCGGCTACAATCGGCCAGTAGCGCGATGTCCAGTCAATTCCGGTCTTGGTGTAAGCGCGGGCGCCGTCCCAATCGATGATGACCTGTGTACGGTAGCCGTCGTATTTGATTTCGTGGATCCAGTCGTCACTTTTGGGAGGCTCTTCCACCAGCCGCGGCAATTGCGGAGGAATGAACTTCAGCCGGTCTTTGGCGGGTACTCTGTGCATACGCGAACTCCAACGAACGCGACTCAAATCCTTGGGCACGATTCCGTTCCGTCGCAATTTAGATAAATCTCATACTAGGAATAATATCCCATAGGTGCTAGCATGCCCGCATGGAACTCTCAGCGCTCACCGGCAAGGTATATTATGAAATCCGCTTTGATGACATACCGCCAGGCACCCAGCTTGGCGCAAGGTGCGGCTGCTGCGACCATGAGGCTCCTATTGACCGCGAACGTCTCCGCAAGCGGTCAGGCGAGGCTTACGTTCGATTTGCAGCACGTTTCGTCCGCTGCACTAAATGCTCAAACAAATATCACAATCGCCTCTTCGCATTAGCCCACCCTTAACTGTAAGTGTGGCTTCTGGGGTACATCTCGAAAGCAAGTTTGGTCCGACCAATTAGCACTTGCAGAAGGTATGCAAATATAACAGGGTGCTAACGGGCTTGATAACCCGGTTTTTGGTCGGCGAACGTACCTTACGTCGACCCTTGTGCGGACTGTTCGGCAGCAGCGCACGTCCTGGCCAATTTTGGCCGGGGGCGGTGTGTGCTGTCCAGGCGAAAGCTAAAAACCCCGGCCGGATGCCGATCCGGTTATCAACCCCCGGCTTGCCGCGCCCTACGACGGACGGTCGACAAAGCATTGAGATGCGGACTGGCGCTCTGCGCCGACAAAGAAAGGGACTTTGCAACAACTAAGAGAAAGTAGGGTTTGGGTTATGGGCAACATGGTACAGCCGAAAGTAGCCGGCTCCGTAGCAGTGCGTTCAGACGGGCAGGTTGACTGGCGGTTCAGACTTGGGCAGTGCATTTCACATAAAGAGCAAAGCATGCCTTCACTGGTCATGTCTCGGACTACGACCAGCAAGGGCCGAGAAATCTACGGCGTTCGCTCCTTTGCGATCGTGGATCCAAACAGAGACAGGATGATGCTGGGCGATAGCTTGGTGGACGTAGTGCCAGGAAGCGAACCATGCCATGATTGCCTGTTGTTCCTAACGGGCATTTGCCCCGGTCAGTAGTGCGACGGGCGGCCCGCCAGCCGCTTGCTAGGCGCTCATAAGCGCGCTATAGGGCCATGCATTAACGAGGGATAATGCATGGCCGCTACGATTGATAAACTCCGCCCTGAACTTCTTGACAAGTCCGATGCAGAACTCGAGCGTCTGGCTAATGAGATCGCCATGGCTATGGCGGAAAAGAAGCGCCGCGCCGATATCGCTGCCAAGGAAGAGCTTGCCGCAGAGGCCGCTACCCGCGTGGAACGAGTCGTGGCCGACATCAAGTGGCTTCACGACAACGGTCTGCTGCCCGAGCGCGTAGCGCAGGGCTTTAGCCGCGGCGACGGCATGTTTGTGCCAGGCATGATTTTGCGGGCGCCTACCGCCGAGAGCTTGGTGCCGCGTGCCGCTGCGCCGAAGGGCGAGAAGAGGTTCCGGCGTCGCAAAGATCCGAAGACCGGCGAGTATGTGCCGTCTAAGGCTGCGCGGAAGGCTGGTGTGGCTTGACAGAAAAGGGCGCCATAAAGGCGCCCTTTTAATTACTCATTCGCAGTGGTACTGCCCATCGCTCTTGTAGCCACAGTTTTCTCCACAATGGTATTGACCATCGCTTTTATAGCCGCAGCTGGCGTATGCGTCCTCAAAAAACCCAAGGACCAGAACGAGACTTGTGGCAACAGTAAAGATGTATCGCATATTGCCCCTCATTTGATAAACGGAACAGCAATACACCAAAATCTGTTGTCTGGCTACTATTTCTTTTATCCCCACCTCACCAGCGCTTCGTCAACCTTGCTAGCCTTGAGGCGATTGTCGTTAGCAGCCACAGTAACCCTCCTCCATGTCTTTCCAGTCAATGCTGAAAGAACTGTGTTGTAGGAGACCCCATATCGAACAGCCAAGGCGGCAAGCGGTTCATCTGAAGTTCTAATGTGAGCCACCTTTTCCTCTGTTAGCTTGGCGCAATAATGCGCCTCGCCTGCTATACGATCGCCAGTCTCGCACTTGGCAATATGACAAGCCACCGGTAGCCATGACCATTCCTTCAGGTTCTTGATGTTGCTTACGCTGGAGCATCCAACTCCGAATGCGTCAGCAATCGTCTCGTAGTCGCGGTCGTCAGCCCGGATGGACTGAACTTGCTCCTCAGTCAGAACTGTTTGAGGAAGCATATCGCCTTTAGCCTGCCTGCCTTTAGCGACGCAATCCTCCATGTTCTTCTTTCTTGTGCCTACAAATAGATGGTCTGGATTGACGCATCTGCGATTGTCGCACTCATGACAAGCGTCCATGTCAGCAGGCACATCTTTACCAGCAACGTGTTCTGCGGAAAACCTATGCGCGTAGAACCGATGTCGCTTGCCTTTGACCTTCTTTGAAATGACGCCATATCCGTTGGGCTTAACTTCTCCGGTCCAGTTCCAGCATCCGGTCTCCTCGTCAACGGTGAAACTGACGAAGAACCTTTCAAGAAGTTTGGGCAGCGGAAGCGTCATGCGGCAACCTTATTGATCTCGGCGCCGGTCAGTGCATAGCCCACCAGATCTACGAAGCTATCGCGATGGTCTGGCGTCTCGCAGAGCCGAGCCTCCTTCATCAGGCGCATCAGCGGCGACACATCGGCCGCAGTAACATTGGCCTCCGGCCTACCGGTATTCTCAAAGAACGCCTGCCAGAACTTGGCAATCCGCTCAAAGTTGTCTTCCGGCTTGCCGTAGGCGGCGCGCCGAGCACCTGACACGATACGCTTGGCATCGTCGGCAATCGCCGCCTTGACGTCGGTGTCAACGGTAAGCACGCGGTCACAGAAGCTATCGTTGGCCGCAGGGGGCACCTCAAATGCGTCCTCGGTATTGCCCCATGGCGTCCACATTGGATTGTCCATCACTCCACCTCCTCCTTGACCTTGCGCCTCGGCGCGCCTTCTCTCGTCGGTCGATCGCGCACCGGACCTTCTGGTGCATCGATCTTAAAATCTGGATCCGTGGCTATGCGCCTAAAGATGGCAAGCGGGTCGCTTACCAGCGGACGGAAGCGCTTGGCATTGAATGGCGGATCGTCATGCCCATAGGTTGGGCACTGGCCGCGCTCGACGCCTTCAAGGCGCACACCTATGAACTCGCCGTCTACATAGCTATTGTGCGGACCTATCCAGCGGATGACGTAAATCGCGCCCTCCTTAAGCCCAAGAGGAATGGTCACATGCGGCGGCACTTTCGCATCAACACAGACAACCTGCATCCCAACGTGGAAGGTGTTCATGGCTGCTCACCGGAAAGGATGGCGTTGCGGATATCCCAAGCGGCACCCGACTGCGGCGGGCTAGACAGCAGTTGGCCTGTGTTGCGGAGATTAGCCGTCGCTATATCCGCACACCGCTTGCGCTCGGCGAGGATGGCGTCGGCAATGGGCGCATAGTGGCCAGCGTCCCAAGCCAAGTAGAAGGCGACAGTCGCCGCGCTCTCAATATCCTTCGGAATCTCGCTCATGCGTCCACCTGCTTGTCCGCCCAGAGTTCCATCACTTCGGCGATGCGCTCTATGGCACTGAGGACTCGGGTGAACTGGCGCTGCATTTCATCATCGCGGTCTAGGTCGTATGATCTTCGCTGTTCGAGCCGCAAGTCGTTCTCAAGCCGCAGGCGCTTCCGCTCATCGTACTTTTGCTTAGGTGTCACCCCATATCCTCCTTCGCCAATTGATAAGCGCGGTCGGACGCAGACGCCGCGCGGTCATGTTCGGGGTAGTGGTCGTCGTTTGTTGGTGTGCCCAACTTCTGCAAAGCCGCGAACGTCGCCAGAAAATTCGCCTCAGCCTCTGCCGGCGACCAGAATTGCAACTCGACGCCAAGGGGGTCGTCATGCTTTGCGTGCCATGCCATCGGCGCCATGTTGACGAGTTCGTCTGCGATGATGCGATTGTCAGCCTCGTGCACAACATCTGGCATTACCCCTGGCAAGCCGTAGCGCGCGGCGATCACTTTCCAGAGCGCCGCCTCGTGCAGCCTATACTCGTGCAAGCTACGCTTCACAGGTCGCGGCATGTCGACCAGATAGGCTTCGGTAGCGTCATGCAGCAGACCGCACAGCGCATCGGCAGCGGAACCGTGCCACCAGATCCAGTTAGCAATCAGGACGGAGTGCTCCGCCACGCTGTAGAACTGCTTGCAGTGGCCGGCATACCGACATTGCAGGCTCAAACTGTGCGCAATGTCCTCGATATGCACCTCGTCGTTGCGAGCGTCCAACGGCCAGAACTGGCGGGCCGTGAAAGTCTGCATGAAGTCGCCCCGGCGAGCGGTGTTGTCGTTGGATGGAATGCGGACATGGACTGTCGACGCCACGGCACGTGCGCCCTCGGCTGCCGCGCCTCGCAAGCCAACGTTGTCGTTGGTGAATTCTACCGGTGCCGCATCGAACTCTGCGCGGGTCATCGGCCCAAACGTCTCCTGCGGCAGCGTGTCGTGCTCGACGTAGCGGCGGGCTGCGGAGTCCCAATTAAGCGGCATCCGGCAAGCCCTCCAATTCCTCATCGCTACCCATGAACCGGCAATATTTCGCCAAGCCTTGCGCCAGCAACTCGTCTGGATAGCCGTCGCGTCGCAACGTGTGCTCGATAGGCTCAAGCGGATTTGAAGGCTCATAAGGCTTTGGGAAGCCAAACCTCCAACCGCTTGGTGGATCGTATAGGACTGTCACGCCGCCATCTCCTTCGGTTCGTTGTCATTAGCGGCCAGGTAGGCACCGGCAACCATTTCCGGAGTCATGATGTTGCGGCCCACGTATCCGAACTTCGAATGGTAGTAGATGACCTTGGCCGACCTACCGGATAGCCATCCGCCGTTCGCCGCGTAGGCGTCGGGCGCGGCTAGCGTCTCATGCTGCTCAACCTTCATTAGATTGGTGGTCTTCAATTCATCGGCGTGCTTATGACCGACGTGCGCATATGAGAAACGAGTGCGACCATAGGCTTCGCGGAATTTGCCGACGAACACTGAGTCGACTTGGCCGACACCGCGACGATGACCGTGATGATAAAAGAGCGTGACGTCGCCATGCTCGAGCATCGAGTATGTGCCGGGATTGGTATCTACCTTGATACGTGGCTCATGGTCGTAAAATGCGGCAAGCATCTCGCGCAGCCACACCTCGCTTGATGGGTCGTGGTTGGCGTCACTCATGATGATGTCGAGTTGCTCGTGCTTTTCGAGCAAGAGGCGTATTACGGTACGCACCACGCGAATGGCTGCCCGCACCATCTTTGGGTAGCGCGTGTCGCCGTCGAGCAAGTGACCGTGTTCCGGCGTTATGCTCTTGAACGAGTCATAGTGAAGGAAGTCGCCAAGCTGAGCAAAGACGGCTCGCTTGGCCGGTGGCGATGTTGCAATAGCCGCCGCAAACCAGTCGATCAGCAGTTCCTCGCCAATTGAGAGATCGTAATCCCCGCCTCCCGTTTCCTCATTCCATGCCAGAGCGCCAAGGTGTGCATCCGTAATGGTGTACTGGCAGAGCAAGTCGGCGTTAGTCCATCGCGGTACAGGAACCGGTTCAGCGCGAGGCAGCGCGTCTGCAAAAGCCGCAACCATCGCCTCAAAGGCTTTCTGTTGCACTTCGCGCGCGGCATCAGTCTTAATCCACTTGATAAGCTCGCGCCCATCGGGATCCACGAGCGCACTGACGCCCTTGATTTTTTGGCCGACCGGCACTTCAAAGACTTCGCCAGCCGCCTTACGCTGCTTGACCCAATGGCCGTCGACCTTGCCCGAGACCTGAGACACGGCAAAGCCGTCGAGCACAGGATTGAAGCCTAACATCCCCCGCTCCGCAGCAAGCGTCATGTGGCGGCGCACGGTCTTCTCATCAATGCCGAGCGCCTTGGCTGCGTCGACATTGGTCTTGTGCGCCTGGCGCGCCGCTACGGTCGCGGCGATGGCTTCGTCTGTGACTGATGGTGTTGGCAAAATCAGGATTCCTTGTGGATGCGGTAGGCCAGAATATTTCCAGGGCTGTCTACACCTCCGTACTCGCGATGGTCCCACCACATAGCGCCCGCCATCTCGATCGTAGTTGGCTCGCCCTCTTCGTGGCGCATATTTTGAAAACGAACCTCAACAGTCACGTCGCCATCAACCGGACACTCCCCGCCGCGCCACTCAATCCATCCGTCGTCCATAATCACCCTCCAACGTTCAATTGCGGCTCTTCCGCATGCTTATTCTCAGTGTCGGTAACGGGCGGGTCGCCGTCATAAGCAACCCCACCATCGGTGCCGACTTCGGCGCTAACGCCGTTGCCGCCATCCTTGGCAGCCTGCAATGCATTGGCTTGCGCTGTGCTATACGGCAGGCGGTAAAGCATGGCTTCGCCACCCTCCGGCTTAAGCAGCGCATCAATGTACTGGTCGACCACGATGTCGGCGCCAAGCACTTCGTAGTGTCCAGCGGGCGGCGCCGTAAGGCGCGGCGTGCCGGTTGGCACGTACATCGCAAAGGCTGCCGCTGCGGCCAGGATTGGAAGCACGTAAGGTGTGCGATAGGCGAACCATGCGTAGGCGGCAAGTGTGAGCATAAGGCAGAGCCAGGTTGAGGCGATCATGACCAAAAGCCTCCCCAATATAGTACGGCAACTAGAGCCGACCGCGTCGCAAGCTTTCCGAACAGCCACCCTGCCCGTGTCGGATAGGATGTCTTCTGTAGCGTAACGCCGAAGAAATTGATCGCCGTCATCATCGCAAAATAGGTTGCCAACACCCATTGCGCGCCATGCCAGATATCCATCACACCTCCTCCTCCTCTCCCAACCACCAAAGACCGACAGCACTGAACGTGCCCGCCGCAACCAGGAACGCCGCGAAGCAGACGCCGGCCCATGCGAACTGGGTCATTTGTCGCGAGCCGCGAGCATGGCGTCGGCCATTGTGTAAGCCGTCTGCGCGTAACTGTACTGGACTGCCGGATCAATGTGGAAGTGACCGGCAATAACCTGCCCCGCGAACCAGTCGCGCAGCGTCATGCCTGGCGTGCCCCATGCCGTATTGTATGGGAAAGCCTGACCACCATCATTCTTGATCTTCATTTGAATACCTCTGACAGGTCTACGCCTACCGCCTCGGCGACGCGCTTGAGTAAGGCAACCTTGTCTTCGATTTCGCAGTGCGGCTCATTGTTGCGCTCATCGTATTCCTTGGCGCGAATGAGCAGCGCCTTCATTTCTTCGACGTCCTTCTTAAGAGCGTCAAATTCTAGCTTCGACACATAAACGGATGGAACCGCCTCAACCTTAGTTGGCGTCAAGGGCCACCCTTCGGGATAGACGCGAAATGGCTGCAGCGGCTTAGCCCAAGGCTGGTCGTGCCATTTCTCATTGTAGTGATCGCCAACCATGCTAACTGCGCACATAATTCCCTCCTACTTGTTCGCTGAGCGGAGCGGCAAATAAACCTCGTTACTGCTCACAACCTGGCCGCCCCCATCCAACGTGAACCGCGCCACAGTGCGCTCTTGCTTGGGGCGCAAATCCATATCCCTTGACACAAGCAGCCGACCGTTAAGCGCGATCTCGACATGCACCTTCACGCCCTCCGCAGGCACCGAATATGCGTGGGTGTTCACCACATATTCGCCGGCAGGCAGCGCGCGGCAGAAGGCATTTTCAGCATTAAACGGGCTGCCGTCGTTCGTGGTGCCGAGGTCGTCACGCAGTAGTGCGCAGACCGTGCCGTCTTTTCTGGAGTAGCCAACCGGCTTGTCGTCGTCTGGCGACTTAAGCCATAGATCAACATCCACGCTGCCTTCCGGCCATGCAGCGACTACAGCTAGGCTACCCGGAGGCGGCAGGGCGTCGGGGTTGTCTCGTGCTGGCGGGTTGATTTGCGGAAGGGCAAGGAACACAAACGACGCAAGCACAAACGTCAGCACCAGAAGCACATCAACGAACGCAAACAACCATACGTGTGAAGCGTGCGACGGTCGGCTCATGGCGCGAGCCGATCGGTAGCCGTAGCCAAGATGCGCAGATTGACAGAAGTCCAAAGTGCGAGCGTCAGTCCAACTAGTGTTGAGCCGAAGGCGGTGCCTGCACCGGATAGGAGTTGCGCGCCAGCCTTGCGGATACCTTCCGGGTCCGACAGCGCGCCGACGTCAACGCCGCCGAATGCCACAAGGAAGCCGATCGCGTTGCCAATGATACCGAGAAGGAACAGCGCGACGAAGACATCATACAGATGGGCGCTTTCCCGAACAATGGACGTGTACCCGCGCTCTCGCTCATTACCAGTCCATGAGCGCTGTCGCATCCGCTCGTCCACCTTCCGTGCCTGCCAGAACGTCGACGCAAGGCCAGCCGCAAAGACTGCCGCAATGACATAAGCCATATGCACAGCGTCCGCTTCCGTAACGCGCTGCACATACCCCATAAACCACGCCCAAGCGACGAGTGCCGCCCAAGCGAAATTGATGATGAACAATTTGCGGGTGAGGGTCATGATGCAACAACCTTCATGCTGCCCGCAGCAAGCAGGCCGGCAAAGAGAAACCAGCCCCAACCTTCGGTGCCGCGGTAAGCGAGCACGCCAGCGAAAGCAAAGGCGACTGCGCTAGGGATTGACAGTGCGAGACTTGCGGTCATTTCGTCACCTTGATGGCGAAGTGGCCACCCCAATAGATGGGCCAGGCGATGGCTGCATAGGCGGCGGGGAATCCGGCCTCAAACCGGGAAGTGCCGGTGCCTGGAGCATAGATGTTGGACTGCCTACAATCCCAGTAAGCATCCCATCCGTGACCCAAGACTTCGGGCATCTGCCCGCAGTCGACAACGGGAGTCGGCTCAACGTAATTCTGATTGAAGATATGGCCGAACGTCAGGAATGCGCCGATTGCATAGGCTGCAATGATGAACGGCATGGTGCGAGATTGCTGCTTGGTTTCGGACTTTGACATTGCCATCTCCCCTTAAGCGCGGCCAAGCAGTTCACAAACCACCTTCGACGGCACCGCAAAGCCCATGCCGCCCTGCGCTGTTTGGCCTTGCTGGCCGTGTGGGTCGAATGCGCCAACAGTAATGCCGATCACGGCGCCGAACTGGTCGTAAACGCCACCACCGCTCATTCCGGAAATCACCGTCATGTCGGTAACGAAACCTGACTTCCAGTTTGGCAAGAATGGACGGGTGTCGCCGGAAACATAGCCGTGCATTTGAATGAACTTCACGCCTGCCGGGTTGCCCTCCGCAACAAGCGCCTCGCCCAAGTCAGGCTCGCGGCAGGCAAGTCCCGCTGCGGCAAAGCGGCGCGCATTCGCTGGCCTGATGGCCGCGATGTCGTACTCTTTGTTGAGCCAGAGCACTTCGCCGGTCTGGACGTCGCCCTGGTCACTGATAAGACGAACTGTCTGCGGGCCTGAAATTGTTACGCCAGGCTGCACTTCAACTCTTGACTGCGGCGCACCGTCAACAACATGCGCCGCGGTGATGATGACGCCATTCCCGATATAGACGCCACTGCCCAAACTGGTAGGCAGTTCGATGCGAACGGACGAACCTGCAACCGGCGCACTGGACTGGATACCTGTGGCGCACCCCACAACACACAGGGCCGAGGCAGCAAGAAGGGTGGCGGCAAGAATGCGCATTGGTGTTCCCCTGTGGTTGGAATCAAATATGCTGTTATTCCAACTTATAGGCGCTTTCGCCTTTCTTGTCAACAATCACATGCGAAACCGCCTAAAACGCAAAAAAGCCCGCCAACCTTTCGGCTGACGGGCGTGGGTCTATGATGTGCGGCGGACAGGACGTGTCTCAAATGCGCGGTCTAGGCGTTCGTGCAGCCCGTCGATGCGGTTGCCTACGCCCTCAATCGCTCGAAGCAGTTGAGTCGTCTGCTCCTGCATTCCAGCCTTGGTGGCAAAGGTCTCGGAAACGTGGAGCATGTATTTTGACAACTCCTCCCGTGCCAACATTGCTGTCATCTGCGCCGTGGAGGCGGTTGCCTGCGCATCCTTGCGGGCGGCGTCAACTTTACCCTCAATGCGCCACCAGATGGCCCACATGGCGCCAGAGACCATGATAAAGAATGCAACCGCCGCCGCTATCTGTTCAGGTGTCATCTCTTCGCCGCTCCGCGGATAGCCTTGTCCCTGTCCGCGTAGAAATCTCGGAGCGCACCAAAGCGCCGTCCGCACTCCAGCAGCGCTTTCCTGTCACTAATCCACAACCGCTCGACGTCCTTTTGCCTTAGCTCGCCTTTCGGCAGGCGAACCGGGCCGAGACAGGCAATGAGCAAGGAGCGGTCCGGCTCGCTCAGGGCGGGCGGAGGCAGCACCTTAATGGACTGAGTCGATACGCATCCCGCTGCCGTCAGACAGGCAAACGCGATCACGATCAGGGTCAGCGTTCGCTTCATCTGAGAGTTCCTTGATTTTCTGTTCAAGCGCCGCGTTGTCGGCGGCCAGTTCCTCGAGCCGCTTGGCCTCGAGTGCCTTAGCAAGAGCGTTGGCTTGAGCCTGGCGGCTGATTTCGGCATTGGTCGCCGCGGTGATGGCGACTTCACGCTGGTCGTATTTTAGCTGCCAAGCGGCAGCGGTATGGGCGCTGCCCGCATGATACGTGTAGCCAAAGGCGCCAATGATCGCGGCTGCCGCAATGGCGTAAATGATAAGCTTGGCGTAGCCGCCTGTGAGGAAGTCAAGCCATTTCATGCCGGCAGCCCGCTAACGCAAAGCTCCGCCTCACCAATGCGCTGTGCGTCGCCCATCTCACGGCGTCGCACTAGACCCTCAACAACCTGGCCGCCAGCTTTGTTGATAGCCGTCGCCGCTTCGCATGCCGCTCGGAACTTGCTCGCCCGCGTCAGGCGCGCTGCATTCGTGGCGCACGTTCTCTCTGCGCCGTAATTGTACGCCAGGGAAATCATCGACGCCTGAAGGCTGACCGGCTTCTTGTCGAAGTCGGCAATGCATCTGGTGAGAGGCTTGTAGAAGTCGTTTGTGACGCGCTTGATCAGCATCGCGTCGCATTCGTCCTTGGTCTTAGTCATGCCGGCCGTTATGCCTTTGGTCTCGCCGTAGCAGATGTCCCACCGCTTGGAAAAACGATCCCAATGCGACTTCAGCACCAGGCTTTCCCACGGCTTAATCAGGTGGTCGGTAGCCAGGATAACAGCAGGCGATGTCGATGCCGGCCATAAGCCACCAACCGCAATGCCCGCCGCAAGCACGGCTGCAATGGCCGCCTTGGCCCGCTTGCTCGATACAATCTTATGGATGGGCATTAAGCCTCCTTGTCGGGCTGCCACAGCAGGCGTGCCGTCCAAGCGCCAGCAAGCAGCGCAAGCGTTGCCCACCAAGGCAGGAATTCCATCGCGGGAACTGTGTTCAGGATGATGTCTGTGACGGCAGCAAGCTCGATGAGCCGCAGGGACCAGGCGCGCTTAAGCACCCGCTCGACGTCGGGTATGAGTTTCATGGTCTTGTCTTTCGTGTAGAGGTGCTCAGCCCCAGCGCAGACGGCCAGTCATTGACGTCCCGCGCCTATCCCACCGCGCTAATTCAATCACGCAGTGGTTCGGTTCGTAGTGGTTAAGGAGCCGGCAGAAGAGGCAATCGGGCCACTTTGCAGCTATGCGGGCGCATAGGGTTTGGCCGCGCGGGCCGCCCGATAGCCGGTTGAGCGCACGGGAGATGTTGCCAAAGATGGTCATTTGGCTGGTTCCTGATGGTAGATGTTAGCGTATTGAGACTTGTCTGGGTGCGCCTATTCGCCTACACGTTGCGCAAAAGGGGAGGATTAGGCACCAGATGGATATTTCACTAGTAGATGCAAGAACCGAGATGATGTCAGCCGTTGACGGCCTTTTCGACCGTTTCCGCACGGGGACACTGAAGCCAGAAGATTACGCGGATATCACTGAATTGACGGTAGATGCCAATCCTGAAGGCGCCGACTATTGGCTTGCCTCCAAGGAGATATATGAAATTGACGTCTTGCCGTTCCGGCATTTGAACGACACAGAATCGGTCATTCTCGATGTCGGCGCGCACCTCGGCTACACCGCAGCCACAATTCGTAATCTACCCGTTCGAAACCACATCCACTCTTTCGAGCCGTTTATCGTCTGCCATCCAGTACTTGATCGGCTTGCCGCCATAGACCCGAAATTCACCTACTCTCGTTTGGCCTGTAGCGATCATAGTGGAACCGTCGACGCCTACAATCTCGTGGTAAATGGAAATCTTATAGGCGGCACGACAACGATCCGGGGAGCCACCTTCGCCAGTTGGTTTTCAACCTACCTGTCAGGGCGGGTCGGTGAGCAAATGATCCCTCTCGTTGACCGATACGAGGCCAGGGTGTTGAGGGCTGACTTTGAGACGGTTCGCCTTGATGACATGCTACTGCCAAATGCTCCGTGGAGACATCATGGCCGACGCATCGTCGGGCTGAAGATCGATGTTGAGGGTCACGAATTATCTGCCGTCGCTGGCGCGCAGCGCATACTTAGAGAGCATCAGCCGCTAGTCATGATCGAGATCACTGATTTCGCTAGCATGAAAGAGGCTATGGCCGATGTCGGCTATCGCCCCTTCGAAAGAGTGGAAGATAAGATCCGACCCGTCCAGAACATACACTACAACACGTATTATGTGCATGACGACATGCTTGAGCATTACAGGCGAATCGGCCTAATCGCTTAATTCAGCCTCTCTACGCTGAGATCCAGAGAGTATTGTGGACTCCCGGTGACACCCGTATGGATGGTCTGGTAAGCAATATAAGTGCCCGCCAGGAGGTATGTCGTCACCGAGATGGAACCAGATATTTGGTTCCCGCCAACTGCGTTAGTTAACGTTACTGTGCCAACGACCTGAGTCCTATCCACGTTGTTCGGATCCTTCCACCGAATGCGCAGATCGACCGTCCCTGCCGTGCCTACGGCGGTAACAGCCAGGAGATAGTTCACCCTGTACCGGGATGCGTATTGCGGAGTGTGTAGGGTGGTAAATCCGATTGCGGCAGTCTGACCGGTCAGCGCAACGTCTTCTGAATATTTGCGTGGCAGATCAAGAGTGACGTTAGCGAGCTTGGTCGGGTACCTGCACCCGTTCAACTCCGTCAGATTATTGATGAGGTTCGCCGATGAAGCCCCTGTCGAAACTCCGTTGTTAGCAAACTGTTGGGCTACCGGAGTATTCCAGCCGGCATCCACCCCGTTCAATATGTTGCCGCAAGGGAATACCGAATTGCCGCTGTAGTCGTAAGTAACGTTAACAGTGCTGGCATTGGCAGGCGCTGCGTGGAAGATCAGCAAATCGTTGACGGTACAAGTGTCGGCGACCTTGAAAATGATTGGCTTTGCAACGGCGACAGATTGTGGATAGATTCTAATGGTCGTCAGCGTGATGAAACAACTTGAGGCCGCGCCATCAGTTCTACCATCGAATAGGATGCCGATTGCGCCAGATGCCGATCCCATGGCGATGGTGATGTTATTGCCCTGGATCATTTCGCAATTGCGGGCAGTACCGGTGGCGTAGCAGATGGTGGCGTAATGCGCGACACGGCAGTTCTGGATGTAGAGGAAATCGGTCCGGCCCTGCCCGGCGCTCTGCGCAAGAAAGCCGTACTGAACGCTGTCTTTGCCATCGATGAAAAGGCTGCTGACCTCCCATCCGTTCATCGGGCCGTTCACCGAGACGATAACGCTTGTGTTATAAGCACCAAGCCAGTGGAGACCGTTGCCGGCGTTGCCTCCGCCGCCGACGCTGACGCCGGTCAGGCGAATTCCCCACCGCGTCGAAGACCCGGCAGCGGAACCGTTGCCCACCTGAATTGCCGAGCCAATGGCTGATTGTCCACTGAGCCAGCAGGTGGCACCGGTCGTGGGGAGGGCCAGAATGGCTTTGTTGATCGCTGTTGCATCGTCGGTGCCATAAGTGACCGTTTTGGATACAGCCGAAAGAGTGGTTCCGGCGTTGGCACCCAAAGTGACTTGCGTCGCACTGGTCCGTGCTGAGATCGTTGTTACAAGAGGGATGCCCGCGGCACCGGCGCCGGGGACAATGATAAGCTTGCCGACGTCTGACGTGGCGAAAGCTGCGCCCGCCACCGTCAGAGCCGCAGTACCTGACGTGATCGACGTGTTGCCGGTGACGACAATAGCGTCGCCGGTCTGGCCAAACCATTTTGCCTGCACATCGAGGTTATCGCGCTGACGAATCCACGCGCCGGAAGCGCCGGTCGCGTCGCTGGCCGGGGCGATGTAAAGGCCCTCCCGGGTGTCTGCTGAAACTAGGCTAGACAGATTGCTGGAACTGAAGCGGAACCAGCCTTCGCGGCTGGCCTCCTTCAAAAACACCAGTGTGTCCTTGGCGACAGTGAGCGCTTTCAAGGCGGCGCGATCGGCCACATAGGCCGGAGTGTCGAGTGCGTCCCTGGCGTCAGCGGCCGTCACGGTTCCAGTTAGGCCAGCGATACTCGTGACACCGCCAGGAGCGCCGACATCGCCCTTCTGTGCGACAATCTCCCACTTCCCGGCAGCAAGGTCGGCGGCGAACGTGCCGGACGTGTGCGCCGTTACGCAAATATAGCTAGAGCCATCCTCGCTAACGACGTCATTCACAACGTATGCGGTGGCCGTGGCCCATGGTCCAAGCCATGTACCGATAATGCCTGGATCGCCATGCGGACCAGTCGCACCCTGAACAGCAAACGGCCCCTCCCAAGCCGTACCCGTCCAGCGATAGAACGCAAAGCCAACGCCGATCTCGGCATGAAGGAACAGGAAGCCCTTATCGCCCACGCCAAGCGAAATGGCGTCGCGCTCCGCAATAGTACCTGAGGCATCCGGATGGATGCCTGCCAGCGACAGCGTGACAAGCACTCGGCTAAGGGTGGTATTTAGATCGACAACACTAGCTGCGGCTGCATTCTCCAGCGCAATGCTGTAAGTCGCGCCGCTAGCCGTAATACCTGGCCACTCATAGTCCAGTGTAATCTGCGTATCGCTATCGACGGACGCTATAGGAACAGCAATGCCTGCGCTCGAGAACATGCCTCCCGCAACAAGCGCGACAGCCCACGCCGTACCGCTGCCCGCAATCACAGCGCTGCCATTCGTCACGGAAACCGTGCCGGTTCTGTAAGTTGACAATGTAGGATTCCTTACGGTGTGCTATAAGCTCTGCGGTATGCCGAAAATGTAGTAGCGAAGGCCCTTGAGCTGGGCGTTATAGAAGGCCGCAGCGGGCTGGATGGTCCAAGGGTTGTTATTGGCCGCGTAGAGGTCGATGCTGGTGCTTGAAAGAATGTTTGACCAGATCGAGTACCCCGCGGTCTGCCCAGCCCACGTTGTATTGTTCACGAAGACTGCGTGTTCTCCCCACACCGCCGAAGGCTCGTCGAAGTCACCACCGCTTGGCGGCGGGTTGTAAACCGCCCCCACCTTTGGGAAGAGCATCAATCCGTCTGGATTTGGCACAGTGATATTGGCAGACCGAACGCCCTTAAAGAGATCGGACCCGGAAAGCACAGTTGGGAAATCGCCCGTCCAGTTTAGAAAGCCTTCCGCCAAGATCGGCAGATACGTCAGTCGCGTATCCATCATGATATCATTAAGGTTCGGCCCTAGATCGGATGAACCTGGCCGTTTGACCTGAACGTAGTCGCCAGTTCCGTCGTTGCCCTTCAGCAGTATCTTCTTGCCGCCCGTTGTTGGCGCCTCACCTGAATCGGCGTAAACAGCGTAGATGATGTCGATGGAGAATCCGCACGTGCTGGTAATTGCCAGCGTAGTTCCTGACACCGTGTAAGTGAAGCTGTTGGCATTTGACGTGAAACTGTTAATAAATGGCGGATTCCAGAAGGTCGGTTCCGTAGTCTTTTTGCAGATGTAGTCCATGTACGTTAGCGCTGTCATAGGCAGGCGCGTGGTGATATTCACCGTTGCGCCCGCCGCGACTGTGACCACACCCGAGGCCATTACCTTCGCCGGTATTCTTCCTTCGTGCAAAATATAGTGGTTTGGGTCTGTATCTGTAACTGTGCGCCCAGGCAGCGCCACGCGAGCAATTCCTGGCGACACCTTATCGATACGCACGACTTCCTGACCCGATGCCGGAGTTGCCGAGTTGTTCGGGATCGCCTCAGAGTGCATTGGCAGATCAAAGACAGTCATTAGGCAGCGGCGCACAGCTGGGTTTCCAACGGGATCACTGACAAATGCGGACACAGCCGGCCTGTTTCGCGCGGCAGGTCCAGAGGAACCCGAACTGAGAATGATATTGGTTTTGCTGGTGGAGCCTGTGAGCGAAAAAATCTGCCCGTTGCTGTTGCTGTTGCCCGATATGTCGATATACGGCCCTCGGAACTGATTAGTGCTAAAATTGATTGTTGGACGATACTCAACAAGTGGAAAGAAGGTGAACCCATAGGCCGAATTAAAATACTCGTAGAAGAAGTACCAGTTTTGACACGGTCCACCAGCACCACCCCTAAAGCTCTCAATCCTTATTTGGCAGTTATTTTGGTTTGAACCTGAAGGGTAATAGTATTTATTCGGGGAAAGGGCAGTTCCGCCGGACGATGGGTATGTCGCATCATCGATTTCGACGGCGAAGATGTCCTTAATGTATCCTACCTTCTGGTACTCAGAATTGAAATAAAACTTTCCGGTGTTGGTGTTGGGCGTCGTCAGCGGGTCGTCGCTGTTGCTTTTCATGATTTTGGCGAACGGCACACCAGACCGTTCGCCAATTGCCAGATTCGGCATTCGCCACCCACTGATTTTAAGGTACAGAGATCGAGAAGAAGCCGTTATTTAGATCGAGCTTCACAGAGCCGTCTGGGCTTTGCAGAAGCCCCGCCGTAACCGTGCCGATGTTCGCCACCAACAACTTCAACACACCGCTCTCAAACGTCAGCGGCGTACCGCTGTTGGTACCGTCCGTTACGACAAACCTGTCGGCGATAACGATGAAGTTGGAGAATGGGGCTGCGGGGTTTCCGCCAGTAAAGCCGGCCTCAATAACCCACCCAGCAGAAACCCAAACGTCATTAACGCTTGCTCTGACTTCGGCAACCATACGAGACACAACATCGCCCGTCCCTGCCTCTGCGCGGAGTTGAAACAGGCCGTCAGCAGACACGTTGTCAACGGAAGCTTCGACTGCGGTAACGGCGCTGCCAATTGCCGTTATCTGCCCATCGAGTTCAACAATATTGGCGTCAAGTTCAGTGAATGCAGCCGCATTGGCGCGCGCTGTGCGAACCGCAACGGCGTTGTCTTGTACTTGCCTGCCTGCGTTTTCAGTGGCAGCCGCAGCTAGTTGCGCAAGCTTGTCGCGAGCGTCCTGCAAACCAAGCGAAAGTGACGTCAGGAAATCCCTGATGTCCTGTTGCGTCTGCGCCAAATCGACCGACACATCGAACACATCGGCTGGCGTTGATACGCTACCCCATGCCGTAAAGAACGTGGTTCGCACTGGACTTGTAATGATCCTGTGCCGATATTCGTAGGTCTTGCTGGGTAGCACAGCCTCAGAGACCGTAAGTACCTGCACGGGCATCTCCGCCCGCTTTATGATGCTATCGACATAGCCGCTCTGTATGCCGGACTGCGTGCCGCTTGTGGCTATTGCATCGCCGCCTGGCGTCAACGATGCAGTGAAGGTTCCGGACGTCAACACCGTCTTGACGTAGAGTGGACTATTGGCGGTCAGGCCAGTAGGAAGCGCACCCGTTGTGGCCAGATAAAACAAGTCGCCGGCAGCCAAGCCATGGCTAGGCCATGTGATTACGGCCGGGTCGGCGATGGATATGGTCACGCCAACAGCCTCGGGACGGTATTCCACATCCACCGCGGTAACTGTCACATCGTCAAATGCATCCCATGCGAAGCGGATAGCTGACTTGCGGTCTGGCGATCCTGCAACTTTGATCTGCACGCCAACAGCACTGAAGTTTGCGGCAGAAGATGCATAATTTGGTGCGCCAGGTGGATCCGTGATGGTGGGAACGGTCACATAGGCTGAAGGATCAAAGATTGCGTCACTCACCTGCTGCAAAGTCAGCGTGATGTTGCGCGCTCCCTTGTCACCCAACGGACCAAGGCGTTTTTCCAGGATCTGGAACGTGCGTGTGCCGTATTCTGCGGAGTCCCAATCAATCCACCGACCCGCACTCGCGTCGGCCAGATATTTGGGGTGAATCGTAATCTCGGCATTGCCCTGGTAACGACTCGCCTTGAAAGCAATGTCCGCCAGCCTGTCGGCCACATCAGAGCGATTTACTGCGGCATAGGGCACGGACACCGCCAGCCGTTCACCATCCTCCGCCAGAGCCGCCGCGTCGATGCGGATGGTCATTGGCGTCTGTTCATAAAAATTGTCCGGCTCGAGATAGGTACCGGACAACGTATTGATCAGTTCGGACTTGGTGCGGAAGACAGAAAACCTGAAAGGCTCATCCACCATGATGTCGTCATCGGTGAACGTCATCGCGATAGATTGCGCGGCTCCTGCTATGGGGTACTCGCCGTTAGCGTCTTCGACCCACGTTGCCGCGCTTGCTTCAAGGAGAGGCTGTAAGTTCTGGTCGTGAGTGATGGAAGAACCGGCCGCAGCAATAACCGCCGCCGAGTACCTTGCACCGCTGCCGACCACCTCATCACAGATGTTCGCAGCGAGCGTCCAAAGTGCGAGTGGAAGGCGAGAGGGATTCGCACCCTTGCCGACCATCATCTCTGTGCCGTTGAAGAACCCGCGCTCGAGCGCGTAGGCCATCAGAATGGGGTTCTCTGAGAACGCCCAAGTGTCCTGATCGCTCCAGCGCTGATCGCCGTCGCCACCAGCCGTGTCGTCAAGCCGCCAATCGTATAGTGGGGCGCCCTCGATTTCGAAGAACGCGTCCCACGGCTGCGTCAGGTGCTCACGATCGAGCATGCTCGTGATGACGGCATAAGCGATGCCGGCGCCGCGGTGGTCCGCAGTCCAACGGCCTGGCGGGTTGCTTTCCTCTATGAGATTTGGATCGGCAACCTGGTCGAGCCGTCCGATGTAGAGTTTGACCCAGATTTCGGCGTCTGTACCCTGAACGCGGAAGCCCAATTCTGGATTCTCAGTCCCGCCGAGAGTCTTCCATTCGCCGTCGACGCGAACGCGCGTTATGCCCGTGATCCTGAAGTGAGACAGGATGCGGACGTCCTGAACCCTACGGTTTCCGGAGCCATAAGCGTTGCGGTAAACCAGTTGCCCGGCAGTCCCGACCTTGCCCATGGCAACGGTACGCGCAAGATCTTCGCCGTAGGTAGTGTCAAGCTGAGAAGCCTGCGCTTGCTGCTTGGGTGCAAGCAGTGCACCGAGCGCGTACTTGGCGGCGAGACCCAAGCCAAAGCGGGCCAAGCCTGCCAGGATAGTGGATCCGCCCAGCAAGCTGACAGCGCCCGTAATTACCGAACCAATGGCGGCAAAGACCGGGACAAGAAAACCCATAAGCTAGCCCACCCGTTTAGCCGACTCGAAAGGCGGTCTTTATTGCTGTCTGTGGAAGGAAGGTGCGACCGGTCTCGGTGCGGGCGAGGAAGCCGCGGTCGCAGACAAAGCCTGCGCAAAGGACGCCGCCCTGTTCGACAACGGCTACGTCACCGCGGCGCGCCAGGAGTCTGCCAATCGTAGGCAAGCCAAAGAACTTGCCGAGTACGTCTTCGACGTTCTCGCAGCCCTCTTTGCGCATAAGGCGCGCGGCGCCGACTTCGGTTGTGTATCGACCGCGCCACGGAGCCATTATGTCTTCGCCAGTAATGGCTTCAATGCCGGCCGCAGCCGTAAGCAGGCAGTCGGATTCGCCCCACACGCCAGGCGCGTCGGTGATGCTGGAGACCAAGCGCGCAAGGCGCCGGTCCCAGTCTGGCAACCGGGTTAGGGTAAGCATAGGAATCCTTGATAAGGCGGGCGGCTAGTCGAACGTGATGTCAAAGCTCTCGTGCTTCACCTTGCTGGCGTACTGAAAGAACTTGTCGCCAGGTGAAACCAGTTGCTGGTCAGCATCGCTTGCCGTGCGATAGCCATCGCGGTGGTTAGCGATGGCACCAGAGCGCACATTGGCGACAAGCTTCTTCTCACCGCCATCTCGCGAATGGTCGATGGTGTCTATAAAGCCGTAAGCGCCAGGTTCGGCGTGCAAGAACGAACGGTCATCCGGATCGAAATAGAAATCGAATACCGTGACAGGTGCGTCCTTGTAGCCTTCGTTTTCGATAAGCAGTAGCTTGTCGGGCGTCAGGCCAGAGTCGCGTTTGGCGACAAGGCTCATGGTGAATGTCGACGCAGCGGTACCCAAGCCGTAGACCGGCTCAGATACTTCGATGAGCGTGTTTGGCCAGTACAACTGACCATCGACCGTGATGTCACCCTTGCCGTTCCAGAAGCCATATGTGCCCGTCGTGCAGACGATCTTGATACCGGAACGGATAACTGCCCGCCCTTCGGTAAGGACGTCTTGCAGGCGCGTTGGAAAGGTCATGCTGGCTTCCTACTTGGGAATCTCAACCAATGTGAACGTCGCGACAGGAAGGAAGTCGTCCGGTATAGAGAACGAACCGGGCATAACGCGCATGTTGGCAACGGGATTCTTAAACGTCACAACTGCGCCGGCCGTGATGTACGACGGCACCGTAGGCTCAACCGTGATGGTCACGGAGTTGCTCGCCGCAACCGCGCCAGTTTGGACCCGGAACAGCGAGTTATAGCCGCCCGTCGTCAGACTGATAAGATCGCCCGCCGAAAGCGTAAGTCCGTTGTTGACGCTATTGATCACCAGGCCATTGCCGGTGATTGAAACCAGGTTGCCGGTGTTGGCCAGCGCGGCGTTGTCTGCGTCGCCCCAATACGCGCGCGGGATGCACATATGCTTAGGTGTGTACGTGACAGTCGTAAGGCCGCCGCGGGAGGCGTCCTTGAACGCCTCCACCAGTAGCCGCTGCGCCGCCGACAGGGGCACGGTCTTCATCTGGACGGTCCAGTACGCGTCGGCGTACTCGACAAAGGCCATAGCGCGTGTGCCTGACCGGCTTACCGATACAGACTCCACAAGCTGCGGATAGCTGACCTGAAACGGAACGGCGGGGAGTGCTATTGCCATTAGATCATTCCTGTCGTTCTGGCGTCCCGCAAGGACTTCAAGACGCGAGGTGTGAACTCCCGCTCAAACTTCTTCAGCGCCTGCGTCACCTCTTCCCCCGCGCCCTTCTGAGCGTTTGGCATGTTGATGGTTGGCGCAAAGGTGATGTTTGGCGCACCATTCTGATTTGCCGGCGCCTGAATGCGCGGCAAGCTCGGAGCACCAACCAGCCCACCATTGGCGTAACCGCGCTGAAGCATGGCCAAGTTGCCGACACCAATGCGCTTCACTGCGTCCTGGTCAAAGACGTACTCGCCCTTGTGAACGATGCCTGCGGGCTGGTTCTTACCGCCCGCTCCGGTAAAGCCGCCGTCAGCGTAGAGGCCGCCAGTGCTGTTGAGTACGCCGCCGCCAGGGAAGACGTTGCTCGATCCACCACCAAACAGTCCCAAGATGCCGCCCAGAATGCCACCGCCACCACCGGCAGCGCCGTTAGCCTGCATGATGGAGTCGATGAGATCGTTTTCGATCTTGTCGATGATCTTGTCCAAGGCGCCTTCGGCGATCTTGGCGAAATCCTGCCAATCAAGTTTGCCATCATCCAAGGCGGAACGCAGGTCGTCAAACGTTCCCTTCAGCACATCCCGCTGAAGGTCTTGCATGTCCTGCGCCTTGCGCAGTTCGTCGGCCTGCTTTGCGTAGGCGTCTGAAACGGCGTTGATCTTGGCAATTTGATCGGGCGTCAACTGCGCGTTTTGCCAGTCGGCCTCGCCTTTTTTACGAGCCTCCTCGCGGACCTGCTTTAGGGCCGTAGTTTCTAGATCAAAGGCGATTTTTCGCTTTTGCTGCTGCTCAAAGGACAGGCCCATGATTGCCTGCTCTTGCGCGAGCGCTGCTGTGCGCTGACGGATCGCCTCAATGTCTTCAAAGAAGCGATCATCAGCGGTTTTGGCTGGCGCCTTGCTGGCGGCTTTGGCTGCGCGTGCGGCAATTTTGTCTTCATAAGCGCCCTGATCTTCACGATTAGGAGCCTTGTCTGGCGTAGGTGCCGTGTCCGGCAATTCACCAAATCTTGGGTCGTACCCATTCTTTTTGCCGCGTACCGACCTGCCATTAGGAGAACCGCTGCCACCGAAAACTTTATCAACCTCGCCTGCAAGCGAAGCCATGGTGGGGATCAGCGCCGACGCCCGGCCCGCTAGATTGGAGAGCATGGCTATGAAGCCGTCGCCATTTATTTTCGCGTCGGCAAAAGTTGCCTTAGCTAGTTCAATGACGTCATTGAAGCTCTGTTGTGTTACCGTGCCTTCGCCGACCTCTTTTTTCAACTCCTCGAACTTGTCGCGCAATTGCTGTGCCGCGCTATTTTCGCCAAGTGTGTTTAGCTTGTCCTGAAGGTCGGCAACCTCAGCTGTGGCATCAGTGAAGCCTTCCAGCAAGGGGGCGCCAGAGTTCTCGCGGGCTGCGACTAGGGCGTTTAGTTTGTCTTGCTGATCGGCTAGCCCGGCCTGCTCGTCGGCATATGCTTTGAGGGCCGGTAGAGCTACCCCCCACTGACTCGCGACCTTCTGAATGAGGTCTGCTTCAGTTTTTAGTGTCTCCTCGCTTTTACTGGAGCCGGACTCGAAGGTCGTGAAATATTCGATGGCAGCAGCAGTTAGACCGACAACGCCTATCGTAACCAGTGATACCGGGCTAACTATTGACGCGAACGCAGCACCCAAACCTGCGATTGTGTTCTTAGTGCCACCCATCGTACTGAGTACGGCTGAAAGCTGCGTGCCCTGCTGAAGCGCAATCTGCAGAGGGTTCATGCCCATAGCTGCGGTGACGCCGATATCCTGAAACTGCGCCGCTATGTTGGCTGTGTTGAAGTTGCCGGCGCCGTGACCAAGAGTTTTGGCCTGGTTCCGCATTGCTGCGGTTGTCGCGTCAAACTTGGCCTTCGCCATCGTCTGCGCCTGCGCTAGCTCGTCAGTAGTTAGTGCACCGCGACTTGCAAGGGCGGAGTATTCCGCCAGTTCAGCGTTGTATCTATCCTGTGCAGCAGCCAGCGGATTGATAAGCGCCTTAAGATAAGTGGCCTTCCTGGCCATCTCATCCATGTCGCGCGCCGATTCTTCAAAAACGGATGCGGATGCAGCAGCGCTGCCAGACTTAGCTCCAATCCCGAATGAAGCATTTAGATCGGCAGCGAAGTTGGAGCCGACCTGAGCCGACTTCAGGCGCGCAATTTCATCAAGCTTAGAAAGCTCCGCCTCAAAAACGCTTGCGGAATCTCGGGCCGCCGACTTTACTCCGGGGACCAAACGTTGCTCAAGATCGCTCCCAAATGTGTCGCCAATCTGGCGAGCCTTTTGAGACGCTATTGTATCAAGACGATCCATCTCTGCTGCAAACAGAGCGGCAGAGTCTCTAGCGCTCTTGGCCGTTCCGGCGCCAACGCCCGTAAGCGCATTGATATCACGCTGCCCATCGCTTGAGCTAGCAGCGAGCCTTTCGGCCTCCGCCAGTGAAGAGTACTCAGCCTTAAGCTTGGCCGCTGCTGCAACAGTTGCATCGTATCTAATGGCGAGCTTGTCTAGGTGCCCGGAGTACTCCTCGAGGCTAATCGCCCCTATACTAAGCGCGCGGGTAAGTTCCTGCTGCTGCTCCTGAAGAGTTCTGGCCGCGTCATAGGCCGGAACATACGCGCGCCTAAGATCGTCAAGTTGCTTGGCCGGAGCCGCAAGAGCGCCCGCCCACTCCTTGCCGGACTGCCTGGCAATTCCAGTCACGCGATTGATGGTGTCCTGTAGCGAAGACATCGACTTGTCGATGCCCCTCCCCGCACCTTCGAACTGCTTCTGGATTCCGGAGGTTGCAGTACCTACATCCTGACCGAGTTGCTTAAGTTGTCTTTTTATGGTAGTGAGATCAGTACTGACGCTAATAAGAAGGTCGTCGGTTCTATCGGCCATAAATGAACCTTCTTATGTGAGGCTAAAATGAAGTGGCTTGTAGGTGCAGCTTTTGTGACTGCGATGTCTGTCTGGACAGCGGATGCTCGTGCCGATGGCGAAAACGTGCTTACAAAGATCGCACCATACTGCACTCATGCATTCAGCGGCAGCGATGTGTCGAAATGCATTCAGGATCAAAGCGGCGCTCTAATCCGTATCGAAGCCCTTAAGAGAGTGCGAGGCCCGATAGTTGATGGCATTTTTCGCCTTTGCGCGACTGGACAATATCCAGAGCCAGGCAGCGGCGTTAATTTTGTTGGCGCATTCAAGTGTGTATCGGCCAGGATATCAGCGGGCTAGCCGTATCTAGCCACAAGGTCCGACATATCATCATCGCTTGGCCCTTCGTCTTTTTTGCCGTCGCCATTTAGGTCGTTGAAGCCCTCAATCGCCAGCATGTATTCTGTGATTGTTGATCGCCAAAACGTTTCCGGCGACCACTGAAGGCCGCCAAACGCGCCCTTCATCCAGTCACGCCACGGAAATGGTTGATCGACTTTTACCCCGCCTTTGGTTTGGCGGTTTCGTCGTTTCCCTCATCGTCCATGAACTGATGGGCGAGGGCTGCGTTAATAGCCTCCGCACACGCCCTAAAGTGCTTCAACTTCAGCTTGCTTACGGCTGCGGCCTTGTCGCCACGAACCGTAAGAAGCTCAAGTGCTGCAGTGGTTGCGGCAGGTTCAACGCCAGAAAGGCGTTGAAATAGATCAGCCATGGACTTGCATTCAAGCCTTGTAGACACAGCCGCAAGCCCGGCCATGGTGGCCGCAATAACGAGGTCGACGCCGCCCACCGTAAGTGCGACTTCCCCTCGTGCGCCGTTTACCTCTAACGCCATGATTATACCTCGGCCTCAAATTCCAGAGGACCGGCAGCCATAAACGTGGCGTCGAAGCCCATTGTGCCTTCCTGCTCGCCATTCAGCGTAAAGTCGGTCACATACCAGGAGCCGGTAAACGTGCCCAATCCAGGCACGATAACCTTGGCGTTGAACACAGTGGCGTCAATCACATGCTGCATGAACGCCGTCTGATCGGCGCCGGCAACGAACTTGCCCGAACCGGTGAAGGTACGATTCTTGATGCCTGGAACGCCAGTCTTCTGCGGCGTGTCGCCAGGGTTTTCGCAATCAGGAATCGTGGTGTCGACGTCATTGGCCGACATGTTGAAGCTGCGCGTCTGAACGCCGCAGAGATTGTTGAAGAGTTCCGGGGACGCGCCGTTGCCGATTTGCAGGAGCAACAATCTGCCCGTCTGTTGACCGGGAGTAACTGCCATGTGAGTTTCCTTTTCAAAGAAAAGGCCGCACACTTGGCGGCCTCATAAGTTGATATTTGTTACTGGCGGTCAGATCAAATGTATCCTTCGGCCACCTTTGCTGATGTTGTCTAATGCCCACAAGGGGCGAAGATTGGTTAAAGCCCAGCACGCCTTAAAATCAGGACTTGTGTGATCCTCGTAGTTGAACGACACCTTCGGGACTATGTGATCAATATGCCATTCGCCATAATTTTCCCAAGTCATCATGGGTAAGAATTGACGCTCAATGTGCTTCTTGAGTTGTCCGACCGAGTAATCGACCATCAACTTCCACGATACGCCTTGCTTGCCTAACTTCAGACTGCTCCGAATGGCATCGCTCATACGCTCGTCGAGCACATAGCGAGGGTCATCCTCTCGCCTTCTATCTTTATAGTGTCGGAAGTATTTCCTTTTCCGCTCTGCCACGCCAACGGACGTTTTCTTATGCCGATACGCGCTCCACAACTCACGCAAGGTTGGATTGGTGCCGGACGATACGCATGTTTCGCATCTATTCTTGTCCGATCGCACACCGAATTCATATGTCTCGAAACAGCATTCACAGATAACAATTTGGCCGACAGTCCTGATGGCGCCACGGAGTCTCTTCCTCCACCGCTTTGCCAGCCACGACTCGGCCCTGCATGCCTCGCTGCAAAATATGTTCCTGCCCTTGCGCGACTCAAAGGGTTGGGAACACCACTCGCACGCGCACTCGGTTCCAGATGGCGCCGTGCCGTTGTGCCTATAAGAAAACTTTCTTGATGCCTCGCGAGACGTCTCCGTCTTACGAACCGATCGACACGCGTCACAATACTTCTGTGGGCCAGTAGCCTTACGGCGCAGGGTTTCACAACCGCACCTGGCGCAGACAATAGTTTTCAGCGGTGGGTCTTGCGCGCCATCGAATAGCGCACTAATTGCGTCGTCAGCCATGCGTAGCTCCAATCCAGCTTCGTAAGGTTAGAGCCGGCTAGGTATTGCAAGTACCGCGTCGGCTCGCTTCTTATATAGGCTTAGGATTGCCGTGTATCAAGTCGCCTCGATAACACTGGACATAGAAACGACGCCATGGCCCGTCACGCCATCCTGGTCATAGAAGTACCGCTCGCCAGTGTTTGCCAATGTCACTAGTCGATTGTTGGGCAGCACTAAATCGTAATGGTGCAGCGCCTTGACCACTTGCCATCCGATAGCGCGCGCGTCCTGCAACGCACCCCCGCCGCCCGCGAGCGGGTGGCTGTCATCTGTCCACACGTGGACGTTGAGCGTTATCTCAATGGAATCGACGCAAGACATATCATCGCGAACTGAAAAGGCATCGTCTAAGGTCACATAAGGCGGCACGTAGCTCGCTGGCGGACGATAGAAGATGTTCGTTGCGGGTACGAGCGCGGTTAGCCCTGCGTATGCCTTTAGGCGGGCCGTAGCCACGCCAATCATCTCGTGCATCGGCGCGGCCATGCGGTACTCCTGTAGCCCTATTTGCCCTTCGTGGCGGCCTTCACCGCCGCGCTAATAGCGCGCGCTATCTTGGCCTTGGCCGCCTTGCGGTAAGCCTTCCATGTGTAGAAGACGAACGGTTGTGCGCGAGCGCCGGGGTGGTTGACCGAAGGAATAGAAACCCGCGCCCCGTCCTTGGCCGTGAACACAAGGTTCTTGCCGCTCTTGGCTGATATAACGTGCGGCGCAGTCCCATACTCAGCAAACTTCCAAGTGAAATCAGCGTAGACGCCCGTAGCGTCCGGATCCTTGGAAGGATTCTCTCCGATCGCCTTCTTGCCCGGCATGTCGGCCTGTCGCGCACCGATGATGCTGTCTTTCAGAACACCAGTCACGCCAACTGGCGCCCTCGACGCAATGCGATTGGCAGCCTCTCGAGCCACCTCAAGCTTAGCCGCCGCAGCCGCCTTGCCGGCTTCCGGAACAAGTTCGTCAAGGCGGCGCTGTAGTGCCTCGCGGCCAATGATTTTAGTCGTGAGCGCCATTAGGACGCCTCGCCTTCGACCACCAAAAACTCTAGCCACGCACGATCCTCACCAGGATCAACAATTGTCTTGATGTTGAAAACGCGTGGAATTGCCCCATTCACATCCTGCGCCTGCCGTGCATCCACAACGCGCCAATCAGTGCGAACTGCCCGCGTAGCGGCGCAGTTCCTTACGATGAGGTTGTACGGCTGCTTGGCGGACAGGCGGGAAGCGAAGACACCCTCCACATTTTGGCTGCTGCCATAGATCGGCTGGAGGCGGGCCGAGAACGGCGCGCCTACATCTTCAAAGGGACCTGCACCAACGGAAACATTCCCGTAATCGTCAGTTACATCGCCTCTTCGCTGGAAGATAATTTTGGCGTTGAGTTGGCCACTGCGGGTTCTTGCCACGGCTGCGGCTCCTCATTCTTGTTGTCCTTGCGAAGCCTCACAGCCTTACCCGCAGCGACGGCCAGCGTGGCGCACCGTTGCGGGACATTATAGTCACCCGGCTTGTACGCCACAGTCGAAGACGGCAGGCGATAGTCGTATGGCTCGATAAACCTAACCCACACGCTTACACCCTCATGAACGCCAGCCATGTGCCCTCCACGTGCTGGATTGGTCGGCCCGCGTCGTAATACTCATCAAGCACATCCCTAACGTCGACGCTGCCGAGGTGGTGGTAGTCGTGCCAAACAATCATGCCGCCCGGACGAACGATGCGCGTGGCCAGGAGCGTATCCTTTGTAACGCCAGCGCGCCCGTGATCGCCATCGATGAACACGAAGTCGCACTCGGGCAAATCGTCGGTGGCCAAATCATGCGATCCACGACGCGCAATCAGAAGCCGGAAGCGCGGGTCGTCCAATGCGAAGTGCGCCGGTTGTTGCGGCACCTCCCGCCGCTGAACAGCCTTGTCTGTGACATATCCTTGCGGCACGTCAATGCCGACGTAGCGCTCTATTGTGTCAATGTTGAGCAGCAAAGCCTTGGCGGTGCGGCCCTCGCTGACGCCGAACTCAACAACGACTTTCGGCTTAGCCAGGCGCGCTAACGCAACAGCGGCCTCCAACTCACCGGGGTTCATGAACCGTGTATTTAGTCCAGTCTTGTCGATTGGCTGCACGCCAATACTATCCTGCGAGACGGCCGGTATTTGCAGTGACGAAGGATTGTAGAAGTTCGGTTGCGGCGCCAATGTCTATTTCCTTCTGGCAGTCATGCTTGTGGCTAAAACACTGGCACGGCTTGATAGGGTCAATGCCGAGATACGGGCTATAGCGCGCGCCTCCGGCGAAGGACGTCGAGTCCTCATAGCCGCCGAATATACAAGCGACAGGAGTGCCTACAGCCTGCGCAAGAATCACGGCAAAGCCCGGCGAGGAGTAGACCATGGCAGAACGCGATGCCAACGCAACCAACGTCTCGAAATCCAGTTCGCCAGAGTGGCATTCGACATCAGCCTTGATAGGATGGCCGACCATCCACTCTTTTTTTGGAACAAGGTCAGCAACTGACACGACGAAGAACTGATCTCTGATCGACGCAAACAGCGAAGCATAAGCGTCATAGTCTGGATTTCTTGCCTGGCAACCGCCCCATTCCGTCCGCTCATTGAGCGGCCTGTAAATCAGGATCGGCTTGGTTGGCTGCCAAAAGTCAATAAGCCTGTCGGCTCGCTCGCGCCACTCTGCCGGAATTGGAAGGCGAAAATCCGCCCGCGCGTAATCCACATCCGCCGTTCGACACATTGCGGCAAGGACAGAACCGCACTCGCGCACCAGGTCAGGCGAGTAGGAAATCTGCATTTGCCGTGCGATCGGGACACTGCCGCGCCAGAACAGATTGCGCTCCCGGTCGGCGTTCTTGGCCTGGGTCCGCAGTGAGGTGCGCTTGTGCAGAACCTTCAGGCCACCCGCAATCAAATCATGATACGGAGCAATCCATGAACTCTCGAGATAGACATCGAAGCGCGGCATCAGTTGGCGAATGATCGCCCGCTGGTGGAGGTTGTCGCCAAGGCCATGCATCCCGCGGATGAAGAGGTGGCGCTTTTCGGCAATCGTCACGTCGTAACTTCCACGTAAGTGCATTCATCTAGCACGCGCCACACGCGGTACGGCGCAAGCAGCGCCCTGACCGCACGCGGCAGCACAGCATCACCCTTGCTTTCAGGATCCGCCTCACGACTTTCGTAAAGGTCGCCAATAAGGAGCAATATCGCAGCCGTAATAGCCGGTGTAACCTCAATTGCCGTTCCGTCGTCACCAGTGGCCGGCATGCCGCCAGCGGCATAGACGGCGCGGTCAACATATTCCGTTACGATGGTCTCTGCCGCTGCCTGGTAGGCGGAAATCGTGTCGTCATCATCATCGAAGTCGATGCGGAGGTGCTTCTTCACCAAGGCAATATCAAGCAACGACATTGGCGCGCTCCGTACATGCCGCAAGCGCGGCGCTAAATGTCATCTTGGGGTATGCCGTAAGCGCACTGTCTGGACTCGCGTTAATCACGCGCACGCCCATGCGCTCCAGCATCGGCGCTTGGCCGTCAATTACACCGCGCCACCGCGCCAAACTCGCGCGACTCGGGTTATTAAGCCCGCTGCCATGCTTCCCGTGCCAATGGACACCGGCTCGGTCATGCATGTCGTACCCAACCAGAATTATGTTCCGGCTGCCGAATTGGACGGCAAGGTTTAGGGCCTGGAACCCCGAATTGCCACCGCAACCAATGGTCCCGAACTTATGCACAAGGATTTCATCCCGGCGCATGTCGATCTTAACGGGGCGAACGCCCCATTTGCCGTCACGTACATCGCCGCCAATTCGTAGGCCGGCGAAATCAGTCCGACCGCCATTATGTGCCCACCAGTCGTAGTCACAGGCGTAAAGAACGTCAGCCCACGGCGCTAGCCGATAGCCGTTGTTTACGACTATTACTTTGTGCTTGCCGCGCGCTTCGTGTAGGTCCGCTTCGGCCGCGCTTGGTCCTCCTGCGACGATGATGCAGGTTTCTCCAAGCCAACGTGGCCACCAGCTTGGAGCAGAAGAAAATCCACGTTGTCTTTGCCAACCAATGGCGCCGCGACAGATTCGTCTGGCTCAGGCAAATGCACCGCGTAGCCCATGTTAATGAGATCGCGCGCCTTGAAGTCGTCTTCCTCGTAAACAGTGCCCTTCTTTGTGGTGACGTTGCCGTCAAGAAGGGTTTTCAGGGCTTGGATTCTCATTATTGCTCCGGATAAGGTGGGGCGGCCCGAAAGCCGCCCCTTTGGCCGTTAAGCCGCAGTCGTAATAGTGTCGATATCGCCGGTCACGAACGCCTCTGGACGATACACGGCAAGAGCAAGGCGCTCCTCGATGCGCAGAGTCATCATGTTCTTCTCGAAGTCGTCCGAGTTCTCGGTCGACAGAAGAACCTCGACGCCCATGCGGTCGAAGATCTGAGCAGCCAGGTTGAACGCACCAGTCAGGAACTCGCCCGCGGCCATCGCCTGCGTCTGCACAACCGGCAGACCCCACAGCGTCGGACCGATCGGGGACTGCGCGTTGCCGACAATGTAGCGGCCCTCGTTGTCCTTGGTCAGTTCGATGCGCGCCCAATCAATCGGGTTGAGCACGATACCGCTCGCCGGGTACTCAGCCAGGATGACCTGAAGGAGTGCGAGGCGCACGCGATCGATTGCGGTTTCGCCCGTAGGATTGAACGCAGGAGCGAACGCAGTAGCCTGCGGCAGAATGCCGTTCAGGTTCTGGCCAGTGCCATTGCCGTTCAGGAGCTGCGTCTCTTCGACAAACTTCAGCCCATACGTGCCACGAGCGTTGATGTAGCTGGCCAGGGCCGGCGCATCGTCCATGATCTGGCGCGAAGCCTTGAAGATATGGGCAATCGTGCGCACCGGAGTGGTGACCAGGTTGAAGGTCAGGTCCGACTTAGGCTTGGTGGTGCCTTCAGTCACAGGGCGGGCGTTGTTCGTGTAGCCCGTTTCCTTCACGTACTCAACCGAGCTGGATACGGTCTGGCCGGGGGCAAGCAGGTCGCGGATGGTGAGCTGACGATTCGGAGGCGTGACAATGCCTGGAACACGAGCGCCAGGAACCAGCGACGTGCCAGCCGAGCGGCCTGCGCCAACGGTGGTGTTGCCGGAAGTAATGTCCGCACGCTCAACGCCAACGCGAATGGCGCCGCGCCAGCCGCCCGACTTGTCGGTGCCCTTAAACGCCTCAGACGCAATGAGGTGGTCGCCGAGGTCCATGCTTTCGGACTCAACAACGTCACGCTCACGGGCGGCGCGCTTCTCAAGCTCGCTAACGCGAGTGGTGGCTTCACCAAGCTCGGTCAGAGCCTTGTCGACCTTACCCTTCAGTTCGGCGGAAACTTCGCCGGTCGCGGCGAGCTTAGCGGTGAAGTCGGCGCCGAGATTACCAACCTGCTCCTTAATGGAGGCAAGCGAAGTACCAAGCTCGCCGATCTTGTCGGCAAGCGGATTAGAGTCAGCCATAGTGGCTCCTTATTTAAACAGAGGAGAACGCGCAGCCGCTAACAGACGGTCTAGCGCGGCAAGAGTTGCCGCATCTGCGTCAGGTTCCCCCTGACTATCCTTGAAGTAGAGCTTTGCAGCGTGCTCTGCTTCCGACTTCGAAAGGCCGATCAGTCCCCTGATGCCATGCTCGAATTCGCGAATTGTAATTTTGTCTCCAGCAGCCATCTTTGCGGCCAGCACTTCAGCCGCGCCGGCCCTAGCCTGGTTAGCCGCTTTCACGCGGCGCACATAGGCGGGCTGCGTGACGGCGCCGAAGCGCTCCAGCGTCTCATCCATCGTGGCAACGGCGTCCACCATGCCGCGATCTAGCAACTGCTCTGCGTAGAACACCCTGCCCTGCCCAAAGCCGTCCTCGACCTTGCCGACAGTCGTGCCGCGTCCTTCGGCTACAGCCGCTACAAACCGCCCGTATGAGCGATTGACGCCATCTTGGATGAAAGCCAACGTGTCCTTGCCCAGCGGCTCGGTCTCATTGCCTTCGACCTTGTGCTCGCCGGCCGAAATGTAGGTTCGCTTGATACCGCGCTTTTCCAGCGCAGCCGAAACGTCATCATGCGCCGTATAGACGCCGATGGATCCAGCTCGCCCAGACGGCGTAACAACAATCTCGTCAGCACTTGACGCGATCCAGTACGCGGCACTGGCCGCAAGGCTGTTGACCTGCGCAATAATCGGCTTGTCACCACCGCGAATCCGGCGAATTTCGGTCGCCAGCTCTTCGGTGCCCGGCACTGAACCGCCAGGGCTGTCGATATCAAGGACAATAGCCTTGACGTCTTCGTTCGAAAGCGCCGAATGCAGCGACTTTTTCAGCCCAGCATACGAAGTTCCGCCCGACATTGCGGACATCATGTCCATTTTCTGCGCCAGAACGCCATAAACCGGGATAACGGCCACTTTGCCGTCGATTTCCGCGATTTCCTTGGCTCGAGCGTCAGAAATGGCGGTTGCCATCTCCGTCGAAAACAATTTGTCGCCTTCGGCGCGCGCAACGAGAATGTCGGCCAAAACGCCCAATTTCTCGCGCTGAATCGCCCATGGCTCGGCGCAAAACGCCGCCAAAAGGTGGTTGAATTTCATCTTTTTCCCTTAAGCAGCGCGCGTTGTGGGTGCGTTTTGGTTAGCGGCGGGCGGAACAACCGGCTCTTCGCCTAACTTATCCAGTCGCGTCATTGTGCCGTTGACGATAAGCTTGTCTCCGCCATCCATAGCGGCCTTGTTTTCGTAAGCGCGGGCCTCGTCCGGCGTATAAATGCCTGAATCCACCATCTTGGACAAGAAAGCAGCCCTTGCGGTGCTATCGCCGCGCAAGAGTCCTTCCATAGAAAACTTCACCACCGTTGTTTTGCGCGTCCTGACATCAAGCAAGTCGCGGTAAACCGCCGATTCAATGGACCTAAGCAGCGGCGTCAGGCACGTCTTCGTGAACTGCAGAATCAACTGCTCTATACCGCTGCCCCAAGTCGTTGTTCCATTGGCCGCGTGGCCTATCATGACAGGCGGGATGCCAAAGATACGGCAAATTTGCTCAACGCTGTATTGGCGCGTTTCGAGCATCTGTGCGTCTTTTGGGTTGATGCTTATTGCCTTAGGCTCGAACCCGGCCTCAAGAACAGCGACTCCGCCTGCCTTCTCTGCGCCCATGAAGCTCGACAGCGTCTCAGAAATCTGCTTCCGCTGCGGCGCGTCAAGCTTCTGGTCTGTCATCAAGAATGTGGTTGCGATCAACCCGCTCTTGTAAATCTTGGCCCCGGCCTTCTCACCGGCAAGCGCATTGCCGATGATGTTCCGCTCCATCCCGATAGGCGAAAGCCCTCGGTCGCAGCCCGGAAGCAACTCGCCGCGGACGTGGAACATCCTATCTTCGTTTATGCGCCGCTTGCCGCCATTCTTGCCATTGGCACTCATGCGCTCCGTCACTTCATAGTAACGGTTGTTGCGCTCGTCGCGCTTTACATCGACGCAGAGAGGGTGAAACGGCTCCAGCGATACCAGTCTGGATCCAGACATCTTCTTCTCTGCGAAGAAATTGCCATCCAGACACAGGCAAAGGGCCACCATGCCCCAAAACTCGGACGCCGTATTGTCCAGGTTCGGCATGTCGTGCATGATTTCGTAGAGCGGATTGTCCTTGTCGACCGTAACGCCGTCATCCTTGTAAACAAGGCATGGAAGCGTCCTTACCGAATTGCCAATCAGCCGCACGCATGCCCACACAGCATCAAGCTGCATGGCTGTATCAAACGTAACCGTCTCGCCGCTAGTCGTGCCTAATCCGAAGAAGCCGCGCCAGAAAGGCGCACTATCCGCGTTCAGGTCGATAGGGCGGCCAAGCCATCTATCGAATAGGCCCATGGCCGCTCCCTTGCGCCGCTACCATGTAACGGTGATCATGTTGTTTACGAAGTCGTCCAGGTTGGTTTCATCAGGCAAATGCTGTTCGGCCACGGCCAGTGCCATCACCAAGCTGACCATGCCGTCGATGCGCCCTCGGCTTCCGGCCTTAGTGAGCTTGCGATTGCCCGCGTCGTCTTTCTTGACGACTGCGTTGCCGGCGCACATGGTCAATACCTTGTGGTCGCCGTGGCGTATGCGGTTGTTGAGCAACAAAGTTTCAGCCGTTTGCAAAGCTGGCGACATAGACACAAAGCCTTGGCCGAACTCTACGAACTTTGCCTCTATCTCTTCGTCGCCAAAACCCTTCTTTGCCAGCCAAGGGCGTAGGTGCTTGAAATACGATCTGTCGAAGGCAATCTGCCTGACGTCATAGTCATCGCAGACTTCCCGCAGGTACTCCGCAACGAATTCGTATTCGATGCTCTTTGAACCAGACACAGCGTCAAGAAGCCCGTCGCGCGCCCAAACATCGTATTCCACGCGGTCCAATCGCGCCTTGATATCAAGGCCGACACCTGGCAGCCAGAAGTGCGGGCGCACATCCCACACGACAACTCCGTCGACAGTTTCAGGAGCCACCAGGACTAAGGCTGTCAAATCGGTCGTCTCAGACAAGTCAAGCCCGCCATATACCGGCCTGCCTTTGAAGTCCCGATTCGGCTCGGCAGCGTTCTCCATCCAAACCTTGCGAGACACGAACGGATTGCTCGTCTCGACACGCCGGTTAAGGACAAGGTTTTCAAACTCTGAAGCGCGAGATGGCATGTTCCGCGCATCTTCCATCATGCCCAAGACTTCCTCTTGGTTCATGAACAGATCGAATGCTGGATTTGCTGCCCGGATAGCCTCTTCCGTAAAGGGATCCATATCCTCTGGTGCGGTCTGAAACCGCAACACCGTGCGCGGATCTCGCGCCTTGGCGGCGTCGTCAATCAGAATGGACAACAAGTCATTTTCTGTCGGCGCCTGCGTCGAGATGATAATCGACAGCGGCTCGCTCTGCGCTGCGGTGGCAGTCTCGAGCGCATCATACAGCGACGACCGCGGACCTTTGACCTGGCCAAGCTCATCGTGAACGGTCAACGATGGCGAAAGTCCGTAAGCCGTAGATGCGTCTGCAGAGAGCGCCCGGTAGACGGTGCCCAAGTCGGGGCAGACAATGCGCTTGCCGCTGTCTTTCGGGAATGCATACGCCTTCAATACAGGCGACATGCGGATCATCTTGGCGGCAAGTTCGAACAAGATTGCGGCCTGCTCGCGTGACTGCGCTGCGCTATACAATTGCGCATTCCGCTTAGCCTCCGGGCCGCACAGGTGCAGCAAGAGGATCATGGCCGATTCGGTTGTCTTGGCGTTCTTTCGCCCACGGCTGATGATAGCTCGACGTGTCCCGTTTGGGTTGTCGTAAATAGCCCGAAGGTCTTCCTTCATGAACTCAGCCAACTTTAGTGGCTGACCAACGAAGCGCCCTTCTGGGATGCGAATATGCTTTTCTAGCCAACGGATATTCCGCTCGGCACGGCTAATCGTCTTCTTCGCCATCTTTTTCCCATGGCGCAATTATTTGCCCCGGCTTGCGAGCCTGCTCCGCTCTAACTGTCGCCTGCTGCGTGATGCGCATGCGCGTCGACAACGAAGAAATTGCCCGCCCCTCGCGCTCCTGCATTTTCAGAAGCTTGTCATAAGCGTCGACATCAAAAGCCTTGGCTTTCTCAGCCTTCGAGATGAGTTGCGCGATACGGCGTGCCGCAACAACGTGCCGGCAATATTGCGTAAGCAGCGCTTGCGTCTCGCGCGGAAACCAGTCCGCAGGCATGCGGTCAACAACCGCGCACCACTCCTCAGATTGTTCCAGTGTTAATTCACTTGGCGGTAATGGGCGCTGTACAACCTCGACAGAAGAGGTTATTGTAATCTCAGTGCTTGCCGCCGACTTTCGTCCGCGCACAGCCATATTTTCCCCGCCACTAAAATGAAAAAAAATACAGGTTTAGCACAACTCTTGGCCCACGCCGGTCCTTAGTCGGGCAGTGTTGCACTTTTGCAACACCCCCTAGGTGTGGCAGATTTGCAACATGTTGCATGATTGCAACAGTTGCATAAATGTCACATGTTTTGTGCATTGCACAATGTAATGTTATAACGGCGCGGTCATTCGCCTTCGCGCCAAGCGGGCCATCCATCGGTGTCATTGCCTCGAACGATGCCGGTTCTCTCCTCGGCCTGCTTCTGGCTCGAGTGACACGACGCACATAGCGGCTGTAGTTCCCCATGCCAGAACAGTTCGGGGTCGCCGCGATGAGGGACAACGTGGTCAGCAGTGGTAGCTATCGTTACCTCTTCGCGCTGAATGCACATACGGCACAGAGGCTCGACCGCGAACAGTGCTTGCCGCCTAGCCTCCCAGGCAGCAAGCTTATACCAGCCCTTCCAAGGCCGGTTAGGCTGGTACTGCGTCACGCATGTACCAATCGCCTAGCGTGGTGCGCACCTTGTCTAGGAGGCGCTTATAATCATCGTATGCATGCCACACAGCAGCGGACGGCAGTGTGACGATCTCCATCGTCGTGCCGTTGAACCACGCCACGTCGATATCACCACACTCGTCGCATACGTCCAGAACCACCATGGTAGGCCCACCAGTGGTAAGCTCTACATGGTCGCCAATGCTATAGTCGTGCCATGCAGTAGGTGCGGCAGGCTCTCTAACGAAGTAGTCACCAATGGACTCGCTATTGCCCATGCCATCCGTGGCCATATACCAAGGTGATCCGTCCATGCTCATTCTCCTCTGTTGGCATGCACTACGAAATGGAGCCGGCAGTCGGAATTGAACCAACGACCATCGCTTTACAAAAGCACCGCTCTACCTACTGAGCTATGCCGGCTTAATTGGCGGAGGGTGAAGGAATCGAACCCTTAACCTTTCGGATACCCTGGTTTTCAAGACCAGTTGCCGGCCATTCAGCGGCACCCTCCAAACTATGAAAATTGGCGGAGAGTATGGGGATCGAACCCACGCAACCTTTCGGTTGGCTACTGTTTAGCAAACAGGCACATTACCGCTCTGTCACCTCTCCTGATTGGCGGTACTGGACGACGACATGGGATATTCCCTTATTTGGTTGCGGAACTCGGGATTTGAACCCGAAACCTCCAGGTTATGAGCCTGGCGCTCTACCGGATTGAGCTAGCCCGCGTTATAAAAAGAACGGCGCCCGATTACGGATCTTGGTTATCGACGCGAGGCATTGCCCATACGTCGACCGTTATGAATGGTGCGCATCGGACAAAGGCCCGTTTAGCCAAGCGTGTGGCTGCCACCTTCACATCATGTGGCCTACTGAACGTTACGAGCTTCAGCACCGTGCACGAAATTGCATCGTGCAAGTATGGCAGCATTCCACTTTATCATCGTGTCGCTTGTCCAATTTTGTCGCGGCCTTGCACCGCGCTGGACGTCATCTCAGCTTCACGTCTAAGCTTCGGGCAAATTGAAGCCCGCTCACTGCCACGCCCCGAAAGGCAAACAGCAGGAGCGGGCAATCATCCGGCAGCGGAGGAGGACGCGCACTGGATGATAGTTACGGGCACGTTCAGCGGTGGCGCCTGTTGCTAGCGCAACCGTCCCGCCACATAACGACCCGTCCGTCGCATAAGCGCACGGATAGGTTTGGGGTATCGCTACCCCTCACCTATACTCCGCATGAAACACGGCAAAAGCGGCAAATCACGCTGCTGATTTTTTATATGATGCATAAAAATTGTCGTTCATTGCCTTCAGTCGCCTCTTGCCGCGCCTCTCATTTGTGCGTCTGTGGCCTGTACCGCCAAAATCTGAAACGTTGTCGGCTGTCATGACTTTATCCAAATCGACCTTATCTTCGTTCGACAGGGCAGCCATCGTCTCCGCCCAAACCTCGCGCTCAACGATGTGCGTTGAAATATCCTCCCACGCCACTGAACCCGATTCGCCTTTCCTTCCCTTCTCCAGTCCCATGAACAATTCACGCAGATTAGACGGCTTCCACGGAAATCCCTTTTTGTACATTTTCACAGGGAAGGAGGGAAGTGAGGCAATCTCAGCTCGCATGTCTGCCTTTGAGCGTTCTGGCGCCGGCTTCTCTGAGGCCCGCTTATCCTTGTCCTTTCGTCTAACCTTATTGGGGTGTCGACCGCCATATGCCGCAGTGTAAGCGCCGTTGCTCGATATGGTATCGCCGCCCAGAATGCGCTCTTGCTTTTCAGATGTCCCCAGCATCGCCCCGATAGGCATCACGGCATCATATTCAATGAGCTTACCGTCAACGCTGTACCGGTGTGCCTTTTCCGTTTGCGTGCCGTCGCTAAAACGTAGCTTGCCGATGCGGATAATCTTGCCATCATCGCTATGCTCGACGTATTTGCTCTTGACTGACTCCATTATCTCGCCAAGTCTTGGGCGGATTGGGCGTTCTCGCTCGATGTACAGCCCGTCCAAGTCCTCTGGATTATTGTCGTTGGCCGCTATCGTCTTCCAGTTCGTCTTTACGGTTTCAATTGGTCCTTCCGGTCGATTGCGATACGCCAGCAATGCTTTAAGTTGGTCAGCCATTGATGCGTGGCGAGTCATGCGGCCTCCAAATAATAATCGTCTTCGTTGTCGTTATCGTTGTCCTCCGCGTAATCACCTACCCACCAATCTTCTTCGTCGCAATTTTCAATGCGGTCTAGCGAGCGATACCCCTTCTTCACCAATCTGGATGCCGACTTGAATGTAGCATGCCACGTTATGTTTTCACCATCGCGCTGCCAGTCGCCGTTTTCGTCGCGCTCTACATTGGGTGAAAATGCCGCATAGACAATCAGGCCATTGCCCTTTGCTGGCAATACATAGCCGACACAGGGCTTCCCATATGATTTTTTTATGTGCGCATCTGCGTCATGTCTGCTCACTGTTGCTCCGTCCGGCAACGTAACATTCTCCGGGATATCCAATATCGTAATTGTCGCATCGTTCCGCATCCCAGTCCCCATATTTAGCGGCTTACAGTCCCATACCAACTATATAGGCTTCAGGCGGCTAATGAGCAATTATTGTCGTTTGCCGCGAGCCATGAGCGGACTAGGCTTACCGAAGCCACGGCGCACTCTTCTGGCGTCGAGGCCTTGATAACCTCAACGCGATAGCCCAAGGCGCGGAGGAGAGCGTGTCTGTCCTTCTGGTCGCCGCTCAACCGGCCTTCCGCGTTCTTGTACTCGACAAGCAGCAGGCGGCCCGCAGAGCCATACACGCGAAGATCCGTCTCGCCCGCGGTTACGCCGGTAGCCTTGGCCTTGGCTGCGTCCCGCTTGCCCGCGTTGAAGTCGGCAGCCAGGGTGAAGCTTGCCGTTGTGGCGTCTTCTGCGCTGGCCGCATATTCCGGCATCGCCCTAAGCTGGCGGACAGCCTCAGCCTGCAAGCGCCATTCCTCTATCGGAGCATCGGACACGACCGTCTTGCCGTTCTGTGTAACGAGGCGCATGCGCTTGCCGTTGATGCGGGTGGTGGTCTGGCGGCGGGTGGATTTCGATGATTTAGCCATTTCTAATTTTCCTTCTTGCCCAACCAAAAGTGCCCCACCTGATTTTACTCACTGGGGCGCTGCATCCCTACCCCCGCACCCTCCCTATAAGGGTGGGGCGGGGCAGTAGTGTGCCCCGATGCCACGCGCTGAAAATCTGACTGGGGCGCATCGACTGGGGCGTTACCTATGGTTGCAAAACCTAGGACAGCTCTGCAACTTCTACGAAGTCTTTGTTCTCGCGTTTTATAGGGCAGCGACGGTTCACAATGAGCAGCGTTCCGTCCTCTATCCACGCCTTGACGAGACGAGCCACACGCGCCTTGTCGGCCTTTATTGCGATATCCAGACCAAGCACGTAGGCGACCTCTCGCCCCACCCAATTGTCAGCCGCTGCGTGCAACTTGCAATCGGTATTGCTGATGCGCGACTTGATCTGTTCCAACTGGTCTCCAGTCACTTCGCCAACCGCTTCTTCCGGAGATGGCCACTTCCACTCCGTCACCACACCGGCAAAGTCTTGCGGCTTCCAAGTCGTGCCGTTGCCCAGTGGCACACTCTCCAGGCGCCGCCAGTCCTGGCTAGTCGACATTTTGGTCAGATTGGCTTTACCTTGGTGGATGTTGAAATAGGAGAATCGCTCCTGCACAGGAACGCCGGACGCCGTAGCTTGCTCCTCCGACATTCGGTTCAAGACGCGCACTGAGCGGGCAGCACCAATCAGCGACACTGCGCCTCGAGCGTCCTCAACCGTTGCCTCGCGGTCTGCCACCTTGCGTAGATGATGGACGATATCGATAGAGCAGTTCGTATCATCGGCAATCTGCGCCCATAGCTTGGCAACCTTGTCGATCGCGCCGTTATCATTCTCGTTGACCTGATGTGTCGACACGAATGGATCAACTATCATCACATCGATTTGGTTGCGGCGAATTTGGTCGACCACAGCCTCGACGATTGGCACTTGGATTTTTGTGCCTGTCCGCTTGTCATCTACAGCAATAACCAGGTCTTGCTCACGGCCGGTGTCGAGAAAGAGATGGCCGTTGATGTCGGTGGGCTTTAGCTTGTAGTGAAGGCATACCGCCTGAATGCGTCGCTCCATCTCGTCGCGCGGATCCTCGGCATTGAAAAGCCACACCTTAAGCCTGGCGGGCGGCTTGATGCCCGTCAGGTCACGGCCCGACACCATGGACGCCGCCTCAACGATGCTGTTCGAGGTTTTGCCCAATCCGCCTGGCGACACTGTGACGGACACATATTTTCGGATGTAATGCGTACCAAACGCAAACTCGCGCCGCGGTAGTGAGCGTGGATCCTTGAAGGTGTACGGCGTGGCCGTGAAGGCGGGTGGTTCTGAGGGCTGCGCCGATACATGCTCCAAGTTGGCTACTGGTTCGCTGTCCGAAGTTTGTATAGGTTTTTCGGACACGGGCGCCGGCTTCGCCTTCTTCACCAGCCTGCCCAACCCAACAATCGGCGTGTCGTCACCTTGCCGCTCAGGGACTGCCCGTGGCTGGCGGGATCCGGCGTCCAGCCCGCGCTTGATCCGCGCCAAAGTTGACTTCTCGCCATCCTTCGCCAACACGCCATTGGACGCTGCCGCGGCGTACAGGCCGTCCTCCGCCTCGTGGCGTGATAGAACGTCGGCTCCAACCAATGTTCCCAAGCTAAAGGCGGCACGGTTCAGTGCCTCGCCACGTCCGCCTTGTGGTGCTGCGGCCAGATTGGACAGTTCGGCCTCTACCGCTGCGGTGACGTACGGTTCGTTGTCATTGTTGGCCTGGTAGGTGTAGGGCTGGCGGTGCGGTGTTGGCGGAGGCAGGATAATGTCCAACAACCACTTAGGGGCGGGCCTGAGCGGAGGTAATCCTTCTCCATCGTAGTCGAGCCACTCATATCGTCCGCCGTCAGCCATAACACTGCCAGGCAGGCAAACGAAGCCACCATTGCCGCGGACGTCTACACCTTGACCGAGATTGCCGCGGCGATTTGTGACGCGCTCATCGTAGGCGAAATAGTAGTGCCGACCGCCGCGGGGCGTCGTCGCCATGGCCGTGTCCAGAACGTCGTTGTCTTCCTCCATTGCGGACAGCGTCTCGAAGCCATTGATGGTGGTTCCGTCATCAAGTTTCTTGACGTCGATATCCAGTATCCATGCCTTCATTGGCTCGCCGGAAGGCGCACCAACCATGGCCTCGGGAAACTTAGCCCAGAAGCGCTTCACGAGAGGCTTACTGCGCGTTGCGGCCTTGAAGCCGTCAACGGTAAGCGGGGTCTTCGGCTTTAGGACGATCACCTCGCCAGTTACGGGGTCGAATTCGTCCGTGTCCTCGTCGGCTGCGCGGCAGGGGAAAACAGGTATGCCAGCAGAGGCGTAGGAGAGGGCCAGGTCGAGTGGGGTCATGCTGCGGCTCGCAAATTAGCTGTTGACATAAAGGACCAGTGGGCCTAAGTTATAGGAACGGAAACGGAGTTACTGACATGAGCGCCACCAAGGAATTTAGCTTCGATCATAGCTTCAAGCCTCACCGCGAAGGTCTCATCCCGCAGATTGCTGCAGCCATGGATAGGGCGTGGTATTCAAACCGCTCTAATGGTTTTAACGTCCAATTCATCAGGGACGACGGCGCGCGTGACGAGTGGTCATTCAACAGCCGACTTCGCGCTGAAATTTTCGCAGACAATCTTGCCTCAAACGGCAAGAAATATGCGTTTTCAGCATGACACCCGCCGAACTATCAACGCGCACCACCGCCCTATTCGGTTCGCAATGGCAGACGGCGCTTTCACGCCGTATCTGCGTTCCCGTGCGGACCATCCGCCATTGGGCGAACGGAGATAGGCCGATACCTCAATGGCTTGCCGTGATGCTTGAGTTGCTGGAAGATCAGGCCGCACGGCGCGCTTCCTGATTGCCGTTGGCCGCGGTGCGTGCCATAGCTATAAGAAGGTCGCGGAACGGAATCGGAGTGTGAATGCGTGGCGTGCTGTTCTGCCCCCCTCCGCGCTGTCCAAGTTCACCCATGCGCTTTGCTCGCTTAAGGCCCATACGCTCAATTACTGCCGGATCAAGGCGCGGCTCGCCAATGCCCCAATCAAGTTCCGGCAAGGTAACTCGGTATGCCAACAGCATTGTTGGCTTGCGCGCGTAGTGCCCATACCTTCCTTGCTCGACGCAGCACGTCCATCCTCCATGGAAGTCGGCCGCAATCCACCCACCCGATCGAGGCGGCTTGTTTATGCCGAAATGCGCCCACGCATGGCTACCCCACGGATGTTCGATAACGCCTCCATAGGTACGCGCCGACGACAGCGCCGCGGCAAAGCAACCGCCATCGTCGCCCTTAATCTTGCGCTCACCAGTGCGCGCAATCCAGAGAGGTTGGCCGGCCCACAGTTTGCCCCACCGTTGGCACGGAGGATGAGCGATTACTGGATACGGTCCGCTGTACCTGCGTGCGTCCCTAGCTTCATCCCATGGATATATGTCAGGCAAACCATAGTAAGCACCATTGGTTTCCACGTAGAGCGCGGCAATCTTTGTCGGAAAATTGTCGTTTGCCGCAGGTGTCACATATTCTGGGCGTGAATGTGATTTAGTAGTAGGGTTTGTGACATCGTGATGTGACATATACTGGGTGTCATTTGAATGAGATACAGGATATGTCACGTTGTCATTGTCGTGTTTCATGTACTCCACCCCTTGCGCTGATACACCCAGCCGCGATTGAAACTCCTGTAGAGTGGAACCTCGTCAAACCAGATGCGCTCCACGACCTGCAGCCAGACCCATCTGCGTATAGGATCGACGGTAAGTTGCGCCTGATAGGGCAGCAATCTGACCGGATACCAGGCGAACCACCGATGCCAATTGCTCCTATCGCGGAACATTGTCTTTGCTCTCGTAATTGGGAGCGAAGTCAAGCACCTCACGCCACACTCTATCCAAGTCTTTATCGTGCCGGATAATTGCCTCCTCCAGCGCGATGCGCATTCCGAAGGTTAGGGCGCGCGGCACGCTGATCCATTCCGTTTGTGCTGTCGCATGTTCCATCAAAACGGCGCGCTCCCATCTCTAATCAGTTCCCTCAACCGTGCCGCGCAGCCTTTCCAGATGGCACCTGCCAACATGGCCGCCTGCTCGTCGGTATATTCCGCCAGGTCCGTGCCGTAAGCCTCCACAACAGGCGCGGCGGCCTCTACGCCGCCCTCCCTCGCCTTAAGCTCGTAGACGTCGAGCCTTTTAACCTTCTTGATATCCTCAATGATCAGGCTGCACTCAATGCAAAGCCACTTTGGGTCTGCGTCGCGGGAATGGGAAAAGCCAATGCCGAGGCCGCAGCCGGTCATTCCGCAGACGTGGCAGACGTTGGGGTGTGGGTTGGGGGTGGTCATGCGGCTGCTCCGAACAACGGCAGGTCGTTGTCATTCGCTGCCTGCTTGATGGCCCTCGCCTTGCGCGTAGTCGGCCCTTTGTCGGCCAGGCTGAGACGGGCGGCGACGTCGGTCTGATATTCCTCCTCGCGCTCAATCAGGATGCAGCGCATCCCCTCGCGCCAAGCCGCCTCGCCAGTCGAGCCAGAGCCTGCAAACGGATCTAGCACAACGCCATCAGGCGGCGTTACGAGCCGCACCAACCATTGCATCAGGTCGACAGGCTTTACGGTCGGGTGCTTGCTGCCGATGCGGTCTAGCTTGTCCGCCTTGGCGGTGTAGAAGAAGCGGGCGGCGGAGCCTTGGTCTAGACGCGGCTGGAAATCGTCGCGAGGGCCATAGTCGCCGTATGTGTTAACGCTGGCTTTTGCGCCATGTTGCGGGCCAACCGCACGTTGCTGTCCCGGAGCATCAGGAAAACACGCCACAACCTCGTCGCTGCCGTCGTGCACGATGTTGGCAGGCCAGCGGCCGGCGTCGATTGGTGTTCCGGCTTTTGCGTTGAGATACCAGCCAACACTGTCCGTGGTTGATTTGTCAGCGGAACGGCCTTTGGCCGTTCCGCCTTCTGTTCCCACCCTACACCCGTCGATATTCAGTGCGCCGGTACCGCGCTCGAGCACGTTGGCGGCAACCGTGCCAATCAGCGGCTTGCGCGCAAGGCATATAGGCTCCCATGCTGGTTTCAGAGCGGTGCCCCAGCCTTGCCACTCCGCAGCCTGCGGAGTGGCAGCTTCGTCGCCATCCTTCTCGTGGTATCCCCGCGCCATGGCAGCCTCTATCCATGGACGCGTCGCACCTTCTGTTCCGTCCTTTCCGCCACCGGTAGCCTTCGGGTTGCGCACGTTGGTGTGCCGCTCCTTCTCGCGCACCGCACCAAAATGCTTATCAATAGCCTTGCTGACATCGTGACTTTTCGGAAATCCCGAGCCGTAACACCAAGCCAACTGGTCACGGATTTCAAACCCCGCATCCTCGATAGCAACCGCCATCCTGTGATAGGTGCGCGTGCCGGAGAACGCCACGACATGCCCGCCAGGTTTGAGGACGCGTAGCACCTCGGCCCAAAACGTCTCGGCGAATGCCGTCTCGCCTGTGTCCCAAGTGCGGCCCATGAAGCCGGCTGAGGCACGCGAATACACGTCGCCATCGTTCGATGGCGCTGCATTCGGCCCCCCGAACCGCTTAACGATGCTCACCAGTGCGTAAGGCGGGTCGCAAACAACGCTATCAATGCTATTATCCGGCATAGCTTTGATAACGTCGCGGCAATCACCGGGGCGCAGTTCTACCTTGCCGTCGAGGAAGACTTGGGTTGGTGCTAGTTCGGTCGTCATACGATTTTATCCTCAAACACCCTAAACCCCGGCACAGACCGCATACCGGCCCGCACGACGGTATCCGCCTGCGATTGGCACAGCGCACGGAAAGCATCGGGATCGCGCCCATAGCACCAGTCCAGCGCTTTCTCGACGTCAACCAACTCGGCCCGCCACACGGTACGCAAGCCCAACCCGCTAGTCGCAGCCTTATCGTCGCGCTTAGCCTGCTTCTCGGCCTGCTTAGCCTCCACCAAAAGCGCTTCCGCTTCCTCGCGTGCCGCAAGATTGCCGGCGCTGGCGCGGATAGCATCCTGTGCTTCCTTGGCGATGCGCTCGGCCTCAAGGCGTGCTGCGGCTGCAATGGCGGCCTTCTTGTCGGCCTCTTGTTTGCGCCATGCGGCGAGCAGTTCGCCTAGGCTTGCCTTAGCGCGGTCGACCATGCCTTTCTTAGGCTGGATGGCCGGATTAAACCGCTCCTGAATGGCGGCAATCTGCTCGTCCAATGGGCGCTTGGCCTCTACGCGCAATGCATCCGCAGCCTTACCGGCCTCGTGGATCGCGTCTCGCAATGCTGTCACGGTGTCGTGCATTGCCTCTGAGTCGATGGCGGCGCCGTCCGCGAAGTTTAGCGCTTCGTCGTATAGGTCGTGGATGGCGGTAAGCGCTTCGTCAATGGGGTCTGGTGGTTGGTTGTGGCCGATGCCGGGTGTGGTCAACATGATGGTGCCCCTATCGCCTGTCGTGTGTCTTAGTTATCGACTTGAAGCTTCGCTTAAGCTTTTCGACTTCAGGACTGTCGTAAAGCCTGTTGCGATGTCCACATGTCGGGCATATCCAGTTGCCTTCACCTTCGCGCCAGTAGTCACCGCCAGTGCATCCGTGCGGCTCGACGTATGAGTGCGTCTGGATGTAATCCAACTGCCCCACGGGATGCATTGTGCCGCATCCCTTGCCAGTTGCCGTCTGCGACGTGCAACGCACAAGTGCGGCTGAACGTTGCTCAGCAACAGCCGTTTCCCGGGCGTTCAGAACTGCTTCGGCTTGCGCCACGTCCGCGTCCGAAGGTCCACCTAGTGGCGGAAAGAATACCGCTATTGTTTCCCTGCCCATCACACCTCCTCCCGCGCATGTGCCTGCGCCAACTTAATGGCGTCATTCCTTACGATAATCCAGCCAGCCGCCCTTAGTGCAGCAACCAACTGCACTGCTAATGCCGGAGCGCCAGGATAAGCGGCATAGCAGCCGCGCAAGCTGGCCGTAAGAACTTCGGTTGGTGTTTTCATTGGTTGTCCTTATTGATTAGGTCAACAGCTTTAGCGTCGCGCCAATGTGTCGTGTGGCCTTCATCGTAGTAACCGCTGCCGTTAAGATCGTGACAGTAGTAACGCGTGTATTCAATTTGAAGGATGAGTTTCCCGCGCCAGTTCGTGCGGTAGCGAGTACGGCCTGTCAGCTTCATGGTTAGCTCCTCAAAACGGTATGAAATCTCCGTCTAGTACGTCCCTCATTCCAGCCGATACCGGCTCATTATCGTTATCCGCCTGTCGTTGATTGTCGTTCGTAGCGGCAGCCCTGTACGCCTTGGCGTTGGGCCACTTGCCGTTGTATTCAATCTCGATTTCAGCGGTGTCGTTCAATTCGTGTTGGCGAAGTAAGAACGACTCCACGTTGTCAGGATAAGGTGTCTTACCGCCGTGAGCTTTCCAGAAGCGGTCAGAGTTTGTTTTCGCAAAGCCCTGGTGCTGCGGGCAGTACCAGCTATTCACATTAAGGAACCCGCAAGTGTACGAGCACTTCACGCTAGGCGGCTTGCCCTCTTTGCCGGGATGCTCGAAGAAGCGGCGGCCGGTGACAGTGCGCCACATGTCTGACTGAATGGAAATGATAGGCGCGTCGCTTGCCCGCTCGGCAAACTTAGGCTTTTCCTCAAAGACGAACTGATGCCCACAGCAATGGCAAACTCGAGCCGATGCGTGGCAAATCTCCTCACACGAAGGGCAAAGCTTGATAGGCGCCTCGCCTTGACCGCTGCCAGGCTTACGCGGCTGAACCATGTCTACCGGGCCGTGCTCATTGATGTTGCCGGCGAAATCCATGTACCTGCCGTTTGGCTTGATCCATGACGCGATCGCGGCGCGGCGAGCCTCGGCGTCGACCGCCTCCGGATCAAATCCTGGCGGGTAGATGACGCGCGTTAGGCGTCCGGCGCGCTGCACATAGCGGCTAGCCGACATCGTTCGATATAAGTCCACCAGTAGATCGGCGCCGACGATGTTCGTTCCAGTGCTAAGGATGTTGTCGTTGACTAGGCCCCAAATCTCGCCCGACTTCAGCCTGTCAATGAGCCTTCGACGTTCCCCGCCTGGCGTTCCCCCGTGGACCAATTCGACGTTGCGCCCAGCCTTCCGGAAAGCATCCCTGATGTGCCCGGCGTGCTCGACGCCGCGGCAGAAAATAAGAGCCTTATTGCGGTGCCCTTCTGTATCTAGAACTTCCTCAATGACGCGCTGATTTAGCGTCTCTGTATCTACCGCTGCGCGATAGTCGCTTGCCTTATATTCGCCCATCGAGCGACCAACGCCGGTCATGTCGTATTTCGTGCCAACAGGCTTGCTGGTGATCGGCGTTAGATATCCGTCATCGATACCGCGCCGCAGGCCGTAGTCATAAACCACCTCATCAAACAGCTTGCCGTCGCCCTCGGTCAGGCGCCCCCCGTCAAGGCGAAAATCGGTGGCCGTAAAGCCGTTGATTTTCATGTCCGGATTGACCACCAGCAAGGCGTCGATCAGCCGGCGATACATCGTAGCCTGCTTAAAGGGCACCAGGTGGGCTTCATCAATTTGAAGGATGTCGACATGGCCGATGGCTTCGGCCTTGTCGTGGACGGTTTGTATTTGACTGAACAGAACCTGCGCCTGCCTGTCAGCACGGCCCAAAGACGCTGCCCATATACCGACGGGCGCGAAGGGGCGCATGCCCACCAATTCCTTGAAGTTGGATTCGACCAGCTCCACGACGTGAGTCGTGTTCATGATACGAAGGTCCGACCAGCCGTCGAGCAAGTCGCAGGTCAAGGATCCCTGCATCATGCTCTTGCCAGTGCCGGTGGCGGCGACCACCAATGGATTACCGGGCGTCTCTGCCCAGTAGTCCATCACGGCCTGCTTAGCCTCGGTCTGGTAGTAGCGGAGCGCCATTAAGCAGCAACTTTCTTCAAACGTGCGCGACAGGCTGTAATGCGTTGATGGATGGCTTGCCTCGACACGCCTTCCGATGCGGCAATTTCCTTCTGCTCGTAACCTGCGGCAAGCTTTGCCATAACCGTATGATACCGCCTTGGTATGGCGTCGAATACCTGAGCAAGCTCGACAGCATCAGATTGGGTGGCTGGCAATGAAGCGGCCGAAAGATCCCTGAACCAAGGCGCATGATTGTCGTTGCTGCCGGCCATTTCCTCCTTCGCATCAAGGCTTAGCGCTGCTGCGGAAGATTTCTTAGACCTCATGGCGTGACAACGCTCGCGCATTTGAAACACCAGCCAACCCGGAAAGCTGCCGCCCTCTCTATAGGACGCCCAGCGATGCAAGGCGGTCACGACAGTTTCATTGACCAGGTCTTCACGGTCCTGCGCACTGCGCTCCATCTTGAACGCCATTTTCCTTAAGAAGGGCAGCCACTGGATGACCTTGGCATCAAACTCTTTGGGGCGTGTCATGCTGCTTCCTGTGCGTTGTCTTTGGTGTCTTCTCTAGTTTCGCCGTCTGTCCATAGCTCGCCATTGCTAAGGCGATACGTTATTTGCTCTGCTTCTTCGTCCACGCTTTCGACTGTGCCTGGTACTAAGGCGGGCTGGTACAGATGCGCAGGACATGCGGCCTTCTGCTCATCGATAGACAATGGCTTGCTGAACCGGGCACAAGACCAATGACAATCCCCACCCAACTCGGGCGTCGAGTGGACGCAAGAACGACAGGTCACCCGCGCCCATTTTCCGCTGTGGCATACGTCCTTGTGCGAACAGAACATGCATCCGAAAAAGTCGGGCTTCTCCGATATTCTCGATGGCGGCTCGGCGGCCAGCACAAGGCGCTCAACGCGCGCTAGATGCCGGAGGCAGTATTCCGCATCGTACTCGATCCTCTCGCTGTAGAGCGTGTCAGTGTTCTTGCATGCGGCCAGGTAGAAGCACCTGCTAAGTCCGAAGGCGTGCATTCCGATTTGGCACTGGCCGTAATGAAGAGGCTTAGCTTCCTTGACCTTCAGTTTTTGGAGTTCCTTCATTCCTTTTTCGTTGGTCGACTTGAACTCCAGCAGGTGTTCGGTCTTTGGCGCTTCAATGATGCCCATCGCTTTGCCGTCGCACTTGCCGCGGACGAACCCGGAGACAAGTCGAATGCGATCTTGCTGGCCGTAGACTTCGACGCCGATGCGCTCAAGGTCGGCGACAAGCCGCTCTTCCTCGAGGTTGCCGGTCTGGAACAGGCGCAGCTTGCGCCCGTCAAGCTGCTCCGGCTGGCTTGCCCAATGCAGCGTATACCAAAGCGCCCTGTCGCACTCCGTGCCGATCTCACCAACGCTGATGCCCAAGCTATCGTAATGCTCGTTAGCGGCCTCATACGCCGCATAGATAGCGCGGACAGTCGACGGCGTTGGGCGCGGGAATGCTGGCACTATATTACCTCAACATGAAACGGCGCACGCACTGCACCACAATGAGCCTCAGCAGCAGCCAGGGCGGCCACCACACGCTGTTCTGGTGCGCCCAATGAACCGTGAAGCTTGCCGAGCGCATATGGCTCACCTTGACCCGCTGCGGCGTAAGACGGATATTCCGCAACGCTATAGTCAGACGAGATTTTGAATAACCTGCCGCCCTCCCCCATAAGAAGCTCGTCCATCTCCTTGCCGGCAAGCTTCAGGATGGCGGGTACCGATCACATAGGCGCCGTTACGAAAGACCTTGCGGTTGAGGCGAACCTCTACGGCGGCGTCAACACTGGCGGCACTATCGCCGCCAATGAAGACTTTGCCGCCATGGATGAGTGCGGCGAGGCATGTCATGCGGATACCGCAGTCATGGCTGCACAGTATGCCGCGTCAGCCTTCGTGAGTGCCTTCGCCTTGCCCTCTGCGTACTTCTCTGCGGCCTGCGCGCTGCTGTGCCACTTCGGACGGCCTGCGCGCTCCAACGTGACGAGCGCATCGTCAGTGCGACCATCTTTAATTGCTTCGATAGCCTCCCAAATGAGGTCTTTTGTCTCTTCGTGTTTCCACCCCATCACCAGACCCTCATTGGCATGCCTACAATGCGCAGAGACGCATCAGCCGGCGACGTAAACAGCACGGGAGAACCGCCATCATTAATTGCAACGTATGTGGCGCCGTCCGGCATGGCGGTAAGGATGTCGGCCAGGTATTGGGCATTCATGCCAACCTCTACCTGCTCGCCTTCGTATGTGGCTTCAACCGAGTCCTCGGCCTCACCGCTGCCACGCGCCCACAGGCCGATTCCGTCGTTGTTGACGACAAGCTTGACGCCCTTGCCTCGCTCGTTGGAGATCAGCGCCACACGCCCAGCCGCCTGCCGCAAAGCGTCAGCATCGACGGTTGCAATCTTGTTGTTATTGGCAGGAATGACGCGCTCGTAGTCGGGGAACGTCCCGTCCACCAAGCGCGATGTGATTGTGGAAGTCGCATGCTCAATCTGGATCTTGCCGCTAGACAAGCGAACAACCGCCTTGCCTGCGGGCAGCATTGGCACCAGGTTACGCGGCACAATGACCGGCTTAAACTTGCCGAGCTTATCGAGCTTGCGCGTGGCCAGGCGATGTCCGTCCGTTGCCGTCACGGCTTCAGGCTGCAGGAACACACCGCAAAGATAGTGGCGATTCTGCTCTTGCGACATGGCGAAAGACACTGCGCCGAGCAGCGCCGCCAAGTCGGCCTCGAACTCAGCGTCGAACTTGCCGTGGTCCAGCGAAGGATAATCCTCAACAGGTAGCGTCTCGAGTTTGAACTTTGAACGTCCTGCCTTAAGCGTAGCGCCGCCCTCGCCAGCATCAATTTCGATGGCGTCGCCAGCCACCTTGGCAACGATTCCTGCAAGCAACTTTGCATCGATGCACGCAGAGAAGTCGCCTTCGGACTCAATGCTGCCGGTGATCTCGACATCGAGGTCAGTTGCGGTTGCCGTCAAGCGACCGGACGCGGCAACAAGCCGAACTGTAGCCAAGATAGGAATTGTGTTGCGTGTGGGCACGGCCTTGGCGACGCTTGCCAGTAGGCGCGCGAAATCCTGCTTGGAAACAAGCATGGCAATCTCCTCATGTTGTGTAGTAGGTGGCGGACTAAACTAGTCGGCCCTTTATCCTGGCGAAGTCTATGGGGTCTCTCGCGCCCTTATATAAATTGCATTGCTTACACAGGACTTGCAGGTTGGTGGCGTAATTGTGACCGCCTAAAGCCACAGGCATGATGTGATCCACGTGGCGACTTTCCTTCTTTCTGACAGATACACCACACTCTACGCATTTGTAGTTCTGTCTTTTCAAGATGGCCCGAACCTCGTCCATTGTGTATGATCCAGGAACACCGGCACGGCGCGCCCTTGTGCTTGTGTTCTTCCTTCGTCTTACGTCTGGATTTCTCTTAAGATAGTCCCGCTCCCTCGCCCTGACTTTTTCAGGGAAACGTTGCCGATAGTCGGATTCTCGCTGCGCATGCTCCTTCGGGAATTTGGCCCGACGCGCTATCCTGTGTTCTTTCGAACAATCGACGCATACGTTGTTCCCCGTATATCGTCGGCCAGAGTGCCCGTAGATGCACGGCTTGCCTTGGTAGATGTGCTCTCCATTGGTTATGGCCTGATCTTTGGAGTTAAGATGCTGGCGGGGATCATCCACATCCCCGCCAGCAATAATTGCTACCGCTTCCACGGCTTGCTGCCCACGGCGGGCTTAGCCTCCACGGTCGCAGGCTTTGCCACGACCTTCGCCGTAGCCTTGTTGTCATTCGCTGCGGCGGTCACGCCGATGGGCGGCGCGTCGTCCAGGTCGGGATACCAGTAGCGCCTGATTTCGTTCGATGCTTCGTACTTAACGACTGGATTTCCAGCGGCGTCTTTGACGATTTCGCCATTCGGCTTTTTCTCGTACTGGACCTTGCCCATGCCGATGGTGGCAACGAATGGTACCAGGCGCATTTCATCAATGACGTCCTGCTCTTCCATCTCGGCATCGACGTCGCCGAAACCCAAGGCACGACGCAGCTGCGAAAACTGCTTCTGGCCGATCTCCTGCGCTTGCGCTGACGGGTTGCTGAGATTGTAGTAGCCGAACACCTTGCGTCCGCGCAGGTCTTCTGGGTCTACCACGTCAAAGGTGCATTTGAAGCCAGACGCCTCTTGCTGCGTGCCCTCGTTCTTACGCTTAACTTCTGCCGCGCTGATCTCAAGGCGATATACGCCATTTGGGAGATTGTCGTACTCGCCGCGCTGCTCTGTGCTCTCTTCAGTGACTGCAATTGATACGCCGAATTTGGCCATGATTGATTCCTTGTTGGTCGGATGGTGGTGCGGGGAAAAGGAAGCCTATTCGGTCGGCGCCTCCTGGCCTTGCGGCAAGTACTTCGCCAACTCGGCGTATCCCTGTCCCTTTTTGTAGACGATTGTGTCTGGCGTCGGATAACGCGACTTGGCCATAAAGCCCGCCGCCTCGGTCAGGTGGATTTGGCGCTCCTTGCCGCCCTCAGCGTGTGTGACGTCCTTCTTGGGGGCGACAGTCTTGGACTTGAGCGAAACACGCGTGTTCATGAAGGCTACGATGTCGGAACGCTCCCTAAGAAGTGCGGCCGCTCGCTTGCGGAGCTTCACTTGATAGCGGTCGTAAGGATCCGTAACCGGACTATCGAAGCGCTTGATTTCAGGGTGCGCAACAAGCACAACTGAAATGCCAGCCTCAGCCAGATCGTCACAGGCGTCCATAAATTGCGCCCACTCGACGTCAGACGCCACGTCACCTCGCCCGAAGGCTGCGGGGGATCCCTGGCTGTTGTCATCGATCGAAGCCGCTCCAATACGCGCGCAGGTAACGCCGTTCATGATAGGCTCCAGCCCATCCATGCTGTCGATAATGAGCGTCTTGAATTCATGGTCGCCGGCCATCAACTCGCCGATGACGTTCCAGAGATCGTCAATGGTTTCGATGGTGCCGGGCGTTGCCATGTCGATGTCAGACGGCGCGCGCTCGCCAGCCGTGGGTACATACAGCGGCGATGGGAATTCGGCGGCGAAACTGGTTTTTCCAATACCGTCGATGCCATAGACAAGCACGATTGGTGCGCGGCTTGCCGACACCTCGACGGTGGACTTCAAGGATGAAAGACTAATAGCCAATGTGAATGCTCCATGCTGCAATGAGTGTCAGTACGATAAGGCCAAGCAACCAGGCCGGTGGCAGTGAGCGGGTCATAGCAGCCACCACACGGCAAGCGGCAGGATGACAATGGCGATAGTCAGCCACACCGCCATGTAGCGCTGCGCGGCTGGCGGGATGGTGTCGGGCGGTGCGCCGTGCAGTTCGGGGTCGTGCTGGTCGTGATAGGTCATGCCCACGACTCCACTTTGTAGACGCTAAAGGTGGTGTGGAAGACAAGGCCATCCTCCTGTGCCTTTAAGCGGCTAGTGGTGATGGGTGTTCCGTCCGCGAACCGCCCCTTGGTGTCGCCGTAAACCTCGCCGCGAAGGCAAGGGCAGCGCGAGTCACCGTCGAAGATCATGCGCGCGTTGCGCAGCGTTCCGTTGATTGTTGACATAAGTCCCTCCTGCCTGCTGCACAGCGTGCAGCAGGGTTGTTGGTGTGCGGGTGGTGGTGGGTTATGCGGCTGTGGCCAGCCAGTGCTCTACGGCGTCCTTGGCTTCCTTTAGGCCAATGACGTGGTGATCTTCATAACGTGCCGGGAAGCCCCATTCGGCCGCGACGAAGGTCTGCCGCTTGCCACCTGCATCACGGTAAGCCTTGATTGCCGGTATCTTGCTACCCCGCGCCGCCAACCGCTGCCATTCGTGCTCATACGTCTTTTCCACCTTCTTCACGTCGACGCACACGTAGACGCCGAACTCCTTGCCCTTGTTGATGCCAGCAAGGCGGCTGGCCTCGGTCGCGGCTGCGCTCTGAGAAGAGTGAACAAACGGCAGGGTTGAAGGCTTCGGCTGGCCGTCCTCGATAAGCATGACGACTGCCTTGCCGCTGTGCTTGCGCACGATGTCGGCGATGGTGGTTGGTCGATTGCCGATTGTTGCTGACGCAACAAGGCGCAATTCGTTCGGGCGCCAAGACAGACCTTCGTCGCTTGAATGGCCGTCCCACCGAACTCGATATGCCTCACCCTTAAGTGCCGTGACTGTGCCAAGCATGTCGTAATCGTTGCCGGGAATGACGTTCTCTACCCGATCCCCCACTTTGAACCCGGCTGCGGCTGGCTCGTCCTGCCATTCGGCGATGAGGTCTTCCGGTGAATTAGGGCCGGCGAAGTTGGTCCCGTCCGGCAGGAAGATGCGACGTCCATAATCGTATTGCCACACGTATTTACTGCCGCAGGCATCGCGCGCTTCCATCGGCCCGACCTTCCGCCCGTCGCGCGTCTTGTAGTAGCGCCCTGGCTGGATGCGGAGCGCGCTTACCGACGATGTGGTTGCGGTTGCTGGCGCAACGGCAACGAGGTTGACGCGGATGTTATTACCCTTGCCGTACTTGCCGTCAGCATCCCAAACGTTGCCGTCGCCGAGTTCGATTATGAAGGGGCCAGCGGCGAAATCGTAATCCTTTAGCGGCCCATACGTCTTGCCATCGTCACCGATATAGGATTTTCCTGCTTCAACCTTGAACTTCTTCCCGCCACCATACTCGTCGGCCGGGTTGTCGACTTCGGCTGCGGCGCAGGAGGTGTAGGTGGCGGGAGATACAAGTTCGAAATTATTGACGTTTCCGTCGCTTCCGCCGTGAAAGACCAGGTAGTCATCACCGCGATACTTCTTGAATCCAGACACGATCCATTCAGTGCCAACACGCATCACAGGGTTGTTGTCGAAATTGATACGACGCACCTTGTCACCAACGGAGAAGCGCGGGGCGAGTTCGACAAGATCTTCGCCGATCATTGCGCGGCTATTCCAGCCATCGGTATTGTACCCGCTGCCGTCGATCTTCCAAAAGCGGCTAACGCCAAGGTCTTCGTCGGCAGTCTTGAACGGCCACGCAGAATTGTCGTTCGTCTCGACGCGATGAATTGCGCCAGACTTGCCGCGATAGGACTTACCGGCTTCCAGCTTAAGCTCCGCCTTCACATGCATATTCATGCCGTCCTCCTAAAATCCACCACATTGCCTTCGGCCTCGCGGCCATCGAATGAAATCTCATGCGCCTGGAACCAGCGTTCCTGCGGCCCGCTATCGTCCAAGTAGCGAACCGCGTAACGGTCTGCCTCGCCGATATAGGTCCGCTTACCGACGACATTGCCGTCGTACTCGCCTAGTAGAATTCTGCACCTTCCGCCGATCATATGCCGGTCCCATCCTGCTCTGTGAAAACATCAAGGTCTTCGAGGAAGAACCAGTCCTCGAATGAGCGCCCCTTACGCTTGAACTGCACAAGGTAGGTGTCGCGCCTGTCTTGGAACTTGGTTACGCCAACCACGACACCCTCAAGCACTACCGTGGCGCCAAGGGCCACCTGCGGCTTATCTCCCGCCGCGCTCATGCTGCACCGTGAAGCGCGGTAATCCGCGGCATTGAAATTGCGATGAGGCCGGATTGCGTTGAGCATCCGCCGTTGATCGCGCCATGGCGGACCACCGTCTGAGCGGTAGGCTTCAGTTCCGCGCCGCGAACGGCTGAATTGTCGTTATTGCAGAGAACGTCACCGGCCATTTTGTAAGCCCATTGCAATCCAACTCCCAAGTCTCTTGCAATCCCGGCAAAAGACATCCCCTCGGCCCGCATCAAGCGGGCTCGCCCAGTCTTGTTCATTTGATTGGTTTCCTTGGTTCCTGGCGGTCAGAACAAAGCGACTCGTTAACCGCAATTCCAGTTGTAGGCGTTTTCGCCTTGTATGTCAACCAGCGATATGCGAAACCGCCTACGGCACCGCAAAAAGCCGCGCCGCGGCCAGTCAGTTTCAGAAATTAACTAAGCGTGAATGGAACCAAAGGCGTTTTATTCTATTTGTATTGCTTAAATAGGCGCTTTCGCATATATGGCGAATCGGGTAGCGGCGCCGCAAAAGCGGGCTGAAAACAAAATGAGGAATGTCCATGGAAAGCATGGCTGAAAAAATCAAAGCGCTCCGTGCGAGGCTTGGGATCGACCAAAAAGAGTTGAGCGCCAAAATCGGCGTCGATCAATCCACCGTGTCTAAGTACGAGCGGGGTGTGCAGGAGCCGAAGCGTGAACCCAACATGAAGCTGGCCGACCTGGCTGGCGTCGCCTATGGCGAGTGGGTGGGCGTCGAGCCGGTCGAGCCGGACGATGTTCGGGCAAGGATGGTCACTGTTGTCGGCGAGCTTTGTGCAGGCGACTGGCGGGAGGCTATCGAGTGGGACCACGACGACCAATACAAGGTTCCTGCCCTTTTGGATCCAGACATGCCCGGCTACCCGCTACAGGGCTATATCGTACGTGGCACGTCGATGAATAACTACTATCCAGATGGTGCCGTGGTATTCGTAGCTGCGACGATTGCGAACGGCCTGCGGCCTGTGCATGGCGACCACGTAATTGTCACGCGGCGGGACCGCCAAGGCTTGGTCGAGGCATCCCTGAAAGAATACGTTCTCGGCGAAGACGGTGTTCGCTGGCTGTGGCCTCGCTCGTCAGACCCACAGCATCAGGCGCCGCTGCAATATGGCGGCGCGGAAGAAGTAACCATTACCGGCATTGTGCAGGCTTCGTTCATTACAAGGCCGCGTCGCGCCGAGAGCGTCACCAAGAAGGGCGACGACAGACATAGGGATATATTGGCCCGTTTTGATAACGGCGAGTCATTGTCGTCTATCGCCGAAAGCCACGGCCTTTCGCGTGAGCGCGTGCGCGTAATTGCGAAGAATGCAGGCCGCAAGCCCCGGCGTGAGCAGTAGGTAGGCGGCGGTAGGCGTTTTTATATTATGTTGTTGACTAATTAGGCGAAAGCGCCTATTGATGCTCCTAACGCAATGTCGTTAGGAGATTCGCATGGACAGGAACACTAGCAGCCCGCTGTTGGCACACGGCGGGCTTTTTGTTGGGCGCGACCCCCGCCGCTCCTTCATGGTCAATGGGAGTGCATATGCCCGACAGATGCACCGCAAGGAGTCATCCGTAAGCTTCCCGCAGGCGGTTATGGCTGGCATTGTCTTGGCCTGCTTTGCGGTCGGCGTTATCTGTGTTGCGGCTGGTGTGTCATGATCAACCAACAAGCCGAAGCCGAGTTGCGCGCCATAACCGAACTGGCACGCGGATGCGAGAAGTCGCACGGCAAGAAGCAAACAGCGCTGCTGTTCAGTGCGCTTGCCGACAGGCTCGAGAATTTCATTGAGCAGCACGGCGAGACCGCTTGGCGGCAACGCGTAGGTGCGCGCTAATGGCTACCCTCATCGACACAATCAACAACGCTGACCGCATAGCCAGATTCTGGCGGTGCGGCAACATACCGGCCATCAACGCGCAAGAGCGGCTTATCGATCTTGGCTTTTATGCTGTGGTCGTAGGCGAGCGCAGCATAGTGGGTTGGTTGCGCGGCTGCCGGTTCGAGATGCCAGCAATCTAGCTAGCCCTTGCCGCTTATTGCGCAGCAATAACCCGCAACCAGAGGAGAGACACAATGAACGACAACAACGACTACAACGGCATCGGCCCATACTGCGAAGGCGGCACGTTCAACGCCATAGACCCAAACATCGATCCACAGACGGCGCGCAATATCGCCAACTACTATGGTGCCAAGGGGGAAGCCTGGTCGACTGGCATGGCCCGCCGCTTGCGGCTTGCGGCTAATGACAACGTGCCGGGTAAGGGACGTAGGGTGGCGGCTTAATACCGCACCTCTCGCTCCCAAGCTCATCTACGCATCGAGGACAACGACATGAACAAGACCAGAGAACTGCACGAACCGATTTTGGAAGACGATTATCCGGTTTATGCCGACTACCTGTATGTCGCGGACGGCAAGGTCATTCGCTGCGACTGGCACGGCGTCAATGTCCGCCGCCTGAAGCACGAGCTTGGCGCCAAGGAAATCCGCCGCTGCGACATTTACGGCCGGCGAGCGCAAGCCGACGCCATGCTTGCCGAGCGCTCGAAAGGATCCCGTACATGACCCAGGATGCGAAGAACCGAGTTCAAGGCATGGTTCGGTCGATGGACCAGTGGCGCAACATGGTTCCAGTTGCGGTAGCTGCCGGGTCCGTCGCCCAAGTCGAATATGCCCTGATCGACGCCAAACACGACATTGAGGCGCTATGGTGCGCCCTCTCCGCCCTACGGGACGGTGAGGCGACCGACGCAGAGCAGGACAGCGAGCCGATCGGACCAAACTACTGGCCATCCGAGTTGAGGGAATTTGCAGGACGCTTCGCATCACTCCGCTCCGCTCTCGTAGCCGCCCCGCCCGCCCCGACAGCGGCGGTGGATGACCCCGAACTCGACGCGACGGATGGAGCGCATCCCGCGTGGTGGCGAGGTCATGACCATACTGCGACCGTGTTCTGCAAACTGGTCAACGACATACTCGACAGGAAGCCAGTACGCGGCATCGCAAACGAGCCATGGGAAAGCACGCGCACTCGCTTGGCCGCCCTCGCGCCCAAACCCGCTGGCGAGGGAGTGATTGCTTATATTCGGCAGCGCGATATCGACGGTCCATGCAACGCCATCCCCGCGTCGAAGACTGCGGAACCCGGCTTTGATGTCCCGCTCTACGCATGCCCTACTGTCTCCGAAGCGAGGGTAACGGATGCGCTTGTGCAGGCTTTGATAGCCGCTCGCGAGAGCATCATTACTGGCTGCGACACGGCGCATGCGGTTGCTGCTATCGACACCGCCCTCAAGGCACCCGCCCCGGAAGCCGTAGCTCCCACGGGGACGGTGATCTCGGACGCGATGGTGGCGGCGTTCCAAGAGAAGTACCGCGAGGTTGCCGAGCGGTACCACTGGGGCCATTCGTGGCCTGCGCAAGCCCCATCTCGCGACCTGCTTGAAGCCGCCCTTTCCGCTCCCAAGGGAGAGGGGGAGGCGCTGTGACGGCCCTCCGTGTAACCGCCAAGGGCGTGACAGAGGCGCTCCGAGAAGCTTACGACTTTCTCGGCAAAGTCCAAGGCGTCACACTTGGTGTTGCTATGTCGGGCAGCAATCACCCCGACCCTGATGGCGCGTTGATGGAATTGTTCCGTGATGCTCAGGAGCAAGCCGAGAGCATTCGAGTAGCCCTATCGCTATCCGCTTCCCCCACACAGGGAGAACTAGCGGTGAAGGCGCTGACTTGGCGTGCAGGCACTGCTGAGCGTGCAGGCACTGCTGAATGTCCGTTTGGAGACTATACCATCGATCTCGATGAAGATGACGACATGGCTGAAACGCCGTATTGTTGCTGGTCCCCGTTGGATAGTTTGGGCCACTTCGCCACCCAAGGCGAAGCCAAAGCAGCGGCCCAAGCCGACTTCGAAGCACGCATCCTATCCGCCCTCGACCACACTACCCTTCCCCCTGCGGAGGGATGGCAGCCGATTGAAACGGCGCCGAAGGATGGCCAGATCATTTGGGCTTGGCTTAAGCAGACAGGAATCAGGGCTGTTCGTTGGGCGGCTGCCGAGGAATGGGCGGAACGTGAAGGTGGCGACCCAGACGATTACGAATCCGGTTGGGTTCAAGCTGACGACGAAGACGAGATGTGGTCGCCCCGATGGTGGATGCCATACGAAGCAATCCCCGAGCCGCAGTCCGCCGCCCCGCAAGGATCGCTGCCATGAGGCTGACAGAAGCGCAGATTGAAGATGGCATGAGGTTTAGTCTCGGCGATCTTGTGAAAATTGAATCACACCACGAATGGGCTGACGAAGAGTGGTCAGGTGTTGTCGGCGAGGTCATTGGCATCATCTGGGATCACAGGAAGCAGGACTGGAACATCGCGCTTCGTCACGACGGAGACCAGATCACAAACGGATTCCGGGTCGATGACCTCGGCCGTCTCGCCCTCACCTCTGGGAGAAAGCCAGAATGAGCGCGGACACCATCAAAGAATTACATATCCAACGCGACAAGTGGATAGAGGCTGCCATAAAACAGCAGTCGCGTGCAAAACGCGCTGAGGCATCCCTCGCCTCCTCCCATGAGGAGATAGCCCATCTGCGGAAAGCGCTGATCGCCTGCGGACGCAATGTCGGAGCCGGACTGTCTGATGAAGTCTCGACAGACTTCCTGATGCTTGTGCCGGAAGAGGTCCGCCTCGTGGTTGAGCGCCTTCGCGCCTCCAAGGCAGGTGCAGCATGACACCTGTCAGAGTTCAGCTTTCGCGCAAGGCCGGCTGGCGGATGCCCGACAATACAGTCAAGGTTGACCGGACAACGCGCTTTGGAAACCCACACGACTGGCGAGGCTGGCTTGACGATGCCCGCGCGCATCCGTTTGAACTTCCCACGGCCGCCCATCAGGTTCGATGGGCTCAGGAGCAGGCAGCAGAGGCGTTCGCAGCGGATGCGCGAGACGGAAAACTACCGGACCTGTCATCGTTGAGGGGCAAGAACCTTGCCTGCTGGTGTCCTCGCCATCAATTTTGCCATGCCGATGTGCTGCTGAAATACGCGAATGCACCGACCGAATGTCTCGCCTCCCAACCAGTGCCAGAGCATGGGGGCGAGGGATGAGCGATAAAGGAGGTAGTATGAAACCAGCGAATGATAATGGGCTTGGCGTGCCGCCAGGAATCTACTCGGTTGCGGAGGCATGCGGCTGGCTTAAGATAAGCCGCCAGAGCCTTACGCAATTGACCATCGACTACCCGTACTTCGCCAAGAACGGTAATCGGAAACTGTTCAGCCAGGCGCACATCAACCAGTTGTGGGGTGCAATGCAATGTCGGAATTCAAGCTCACCCAGCGTCCTGGAAGCGCCAATTGGTATATCCGCGGTACCGACAGCGCAGGACGGGAAATATTCAGATCTACTAAAACGAAAGACAAAGCGACCGCTAAAGCGCTCCTCGTCAAGTTTCAAGCTCGCGTCCTAACGGAAAGTGTCCACGGCAAGGTTGCGACGACCACGTTTGAGGAGGCCGCCCGTGCCTATCTCAAGGATGGAGGCGATGGCACCTATATTATTCGCGCGAATAAAGACGGCGTGCAGTCCGGCTTGCTGCCGCACTTTGGCGACACGCTGCTAAAGAATATCACGCAAGACGACCTTGATAAGGCTGCCGTTGCCCTGTGTCGTCCCGGAGCAGGACGTGAGACGCTAATCCGCAACGTATACACGCCATTCATCGCGATATGGAATTTCGCCGCATCTGAGGTGCGCAAGATGGCCATTCCAAAGAAGTGGCAGCGCCCGCGCAAGCCGAAGGGGACTAACGTTGTGCGGTTTAAGGAAAAGCGCAGCGGGACAAAACCCGTGGATTACGAGCGGGCCGCCAAGTTTGTAGCGGCCATGTCGCCAGCACCGGCAATGGTGATGACGGCACTGTTCTACACCGGTTTGCGGCCCATTGAGTTGTTCGCCTTGTCCGCCAATGACATTGACGTCAAGCGGCGATGGGGAGTTGTTCAGTCCAGCAAGACCGGAGAGCCACGAGGCTTCCCGCTCCATTGGTTCTTGTGCGAGTGGCTAGGTGCGCTGGTTGAGCGCGGCGGTGCGCTGTTCCGCACCCCCCGCGGCGAGCCCTATGAGCAGGTCATCAAGCCAGAAGACGATGAAGGCGGCGGCGGCGGCCTGAAGTCAGCAATTCAAGGCGCACGCCGCCGTTCTGGCATTCTAGACATTAGCCCCTACACGGCCCGCCATACCGTTTCGACGGGCCTGGTGGTTGCTGGCGTACATCCTCATATCAAGGATCAAATATTGGGCCACGCAGTGGACGACATGAGCCGGCGCTATACGAACGTGCCGCAAGCTCCATTGATTGAGGCGATTGACAAATTGCCGGTGCCTACCGTGTTTGGGGGGTTGCCGTGGGTGGCGGATCCAATTGCCTTTAGCGCAATGTTGCCGCGCCGCGCGACGGGCGGAAGGGAGCAGGAGATTATATCGCTCCGGACTGACGGCATGTCCCTAAAGCAGATTGTCGATGTAACCGGCGTTTCCGAGGGATCCGTATTTGCCGTGCTACGAAAAGCCGGAATGACGGGCACCAATGCAGCTAAGGGCAAGCGGCGCAAGGTGGACGAAACGGCGCTACCAATCGATTCGAGCGCGAAACAGAATGCGAACAAACTGCACGGATAGTGCACATAAAAAGGCAGAAAATCACGATATGTTCCGTGCAGCGACGTAAAACGGCAAAAAGCCACGCCATCCAGAAGACGGATAACTAATTGATTTTATTAGGTTTACTGGTGCTGCGAGAGAGGATTGAACTCTCGACCTCTCCCTTACCAAGGG